TGCTTTTTGGTGAAGCATCTCAAATGGACGAACATAAGTGTTCTTCGCAATCTCAACCTCCTCACCAACTTGGAGAGGAGTCCACTTGAGGTCATAGCGCAACCAGTTACCATTGCGGAGCTTGATGAACTCAATCAAATCGGAGATTGCATAATTCTCTCCAGCGGGATAAAAAATCTCCAGTGACTTGTTGTGGTCACGAGTCTCAGGATTTTTTGAGGTTCCGCGGCCGGTATTACGACAACCAATGAAACTCGGAAGACCGAGTGTATGGTCGCCGTGGCCGTGGCCTAGAAAGATTTTGGTGATGTTGGAAATCTCATTACCAAGGTGGGTAGCACAACCCTCACCACAGTCAAACAAAATGTTGTAGCGGGGCACGTGGCACCATGAGCTATAAAGGGCTCTGCTGAAAAGGGTTGCTCCGTATGGTTTATCGGTCATAACAAGAATTATCGTCTTTTGATTATAAAATGTCAACTATTATTTGAGTAGTTGTGTATCTGTATAATAGTCTTTGGGTTGTGTATAAACCGGCTCTCTAAGTCCCTTGGAATAAATCTCTTGAAATACAAGGCCATGAATGTGATGTTTGGTCAGAATTTTCTTTGCCTCAAGAAAATCTATTCTAAATTTCTCATCAGTTTTTCCGAGTCGGTAATAATCAAGAACATCCTTATAGTGTTTCAATACTTCTGGACCAGATGCATCGCATAACCAATGATAATCTCCCAAGTATTTAAGTTTGTATTCAATTATTTCTTTTGCTGGAAAAACTGTTATGGGTCTACCATGAAGAATAACCGTTTTTAAATGAGGAATGTCTAAAAAGTTATCGTGTTTATACAAATAGATTTTTTCTCCAGTGGATTTCAACGTGAATCTAGCTTCTCCACTTATTCTCGGAGTATCTGTGAAATATTTGTCCTTCGCCTGGTCTTTCAAGTATTCATAAACACTATCATACACAAATTGAGATAGACAAAAATTTAGATTTGAAACTTTTCTTTTAACAATTCCGTGAACATTTAACGAAAACGACCCGCCGACCAATATATCGGGAGTTCTACTTCTCTGTTTGAATTTTTCAAGAATTTCATGAAGCGCATCCAACAGCTCGTCGGACACTTCATCATCAAATTCAAATGTCTTGTGATTCATTTTTTAAAATATATGTGTAGATGTTTTTACACTTACTCATGATAATCTTTGCCTGTCCATTGTCAACAGCATCTACAAGTCTCTGAGCAAATGGTTTTAAACCATCTTTATACTTAACTCTCAAACATCTATCATGATAAAGTCGTCCATTGAACTCAACCAATTTTTGTGGTTTGATTTGTCCACCATATTTAAAATTAGAAGCCTTGTAAATGATTCCTTCATGACCATAAGTTAAGTCAGAATAACTAACGACCAAAGCGTAGTCAGTATGGTGTTTCATCCAGCGCAAACAACATCCAATGAAATAGCTTTCAGTATTTTTTGGTGTGGCGTCAATACAACACAATCTTCTCAATTCAATAACAGCTCTAGGTCTACTCTTGACGTAATGAGTATCTATTCCTTTGGTAGCCGGTTCACCAAAAATAGCAGCACCAATCAATTCCGTTCCATTTAAGAGTTTGAAGCAATACTTACTTTTGACTCCATTGATACTTTTACTATAATGCCACTTTTCAACGAAGTCCTTAATGTCCTTTCGTGAACATGGCTCAAAAGTAAAAGTTTTAACCGACTGTTGACTCACTTGAAGCGGCATGCGTTTTCAAAGTCAAAGTTCCATCTTTCTCAACATAGAAATCCATTGTATCACTGTCTCTTCCATCAGCATGAATGTAGAAGCTGATTTTACCTTCCCTTAGTTCAGCTCTAATTTTGTGGTCAATTGCTGGATAGCCAACTGTTCCATTTGATGTAAGATTTTTGTAGAAATAGTCGTATAAATTTTTCATGATTTCCATCCATTGTTTAATTGTTCATCCAAATATTTTTGAAGCTTCTCCATTTGAGATTTTTCAAAAACCAGTTCATCGTTGAATGGTCGCCCATGGCGTAAAAATCTCCACGCATGTCTAAATCTTTCTTTCCAAGACATAGAGCCGTGTCCATTATGTCCTCGACACCATTGGGACAGATACCACATAGAAATCTTTTCATCTGGGTCCTTTTCAATTACGAGAAGGTGAGTGTGACATGAACAATCAATGTAAACTTTGTCTTTATCTTCTGACATAACTTGTTATGATGACTTCACTGGTCAAAAAGTCAAACCATTTCTCAACACTTATTTTATGGGTAGTGAACTGATGTAATAACTGTTCCAGAAGATACCGCGGCGAAGTAACCCAAACCAGAACCCCATGCAACACCACGATAAGTGTTGCTTGGAGTCGAAATGGAACGTGTAACAAAGGTCAATCCATTTGAAGTGGTCAACAAGGCTGTTGCGCCGCCGCCACCTACAATTACCATTTGATTCAATTCAGGACTCCAAGAACCAGCGTTTGGCGTAATGTCCACTGGAGTTGAAACATCTGTCCAATTTATACCATTCGTTGTTCTCATGAGCGTGCTAGGAGAATCGGAGTTAAAGGCTAAGATGAATCCAGGAGCAACCGCCATCTTTTCCCATTGACGAGCACTGGACGCTGAACGAACAGTCCAATCTTGTCCGTTTGGAGAAGTCATTACTCTGTTGGTTCCTGTATTAGCCACAGCAACGAACAAGCTTGCAGTTTCGAACCACTTAACATCGAACCATTGATTTGCCTCTGGTTGAGAAGCAAGTGACCAACTCGTTGCATTGTCTGAGTAGATAGGAGCTCCGGTTGACGACACCGCTACCAATCTGTTAGTGTTGCTTACCGCCAAGCCACGATAACTTGTAGCAGCCGGAGCAGCGGAACCAGTCCAACCAATGCCAGTTGAAGAGTGCATTATTCTATTTGTTCCAGAACCAGCCACAGCAACATATTTGTTCAATCCACCAGCCCACACGATACCTCTCCACGAGCTTGCTTCACTTGCTGTAGCATCTGTCCATGTTGTAGCCGTATCGGAATACATTACACGGTTTGTTCCAAAATCAGCAACGGCCACAAATCGGCTGGCTGTTGGATTATACGCCACAGAAGTCCAACTTCCGGAACCAGCTGCTCTATTTGTCCATGTTCCTAAATAATTTTCAGGATTTGGTGTAGGAGTTGGAGTCGGCGTAGGCGTTAAAGTTGGTGTGGGCGTTGGTGTAGGAGTGGACGACGGCGTTGGTGTTGGGGTTATAGTTGGGGTCGGAGTCGGTGTAGGCGTAGGAGTAGGAGTAGGGCTAGGCGCAAACACCACAAAGAACGCTTGATTGATTGCTGTCTTTTGCCAGCCCGTTGAACCATTCCCATAAGCTTTATACCAAGTTTCCGATTCATCCACGAAGGTCAATCGAAATGAGTCGATGTTGGTATACCAGGTTTGGTTTGAATATCTATAAGCAAACGACTTCTTAGCCACTTCAATTCTTTCTCCAGTTCCATTTGAATAATTGAGAGAAAATACGTCTCCATTTCTAAATAGATAGGTGCCCGCTGGCGCTGAGATAATATTCTCAGGATTACTATCATCTAGCTCAACCAATCGGGTTATGGGATTTACTCTCATTCCCCTATAAATATACCGTTTGGGTCTATTTACTTCGATGTATTGGTCAACAATGCTAGCTCAGTTTGAATTTCTTTAAGCTGAGCTTTTCTAGCAATGAGTCTCTTTTCGAGAATTTGAACACGCTTCAATTTAGCCGCAATCCACTTTTCATATTTGTTCTTCGTCTTCAGATACTCTTCAGTTCTTTGCTCTTTAACCGATATAATATCAGCGCATTCTTTTTCGACAATGGCGCTCCATTCTTGAAGAAGTTTCTTTTTTTCTTCGTCGGTTGGTGGTGGAACTGAATTATCTCCTTTCATTGATTTGGGTCTAACTTAAATGCCTTCTTTGGGCCAAATGGATTGTTAACATACAAAAAGTAATGATTGTAACAGAGTAATTGAAGATTTTCCAGTGCCATGTTCTTTGGATTGTCATCTTTAAAATTTAAAATAAGTGGAACAATTTTGTCTGCTATTCGTTTTTCATTGAATCCACACATATCACACTTTTCTTCAAGTTTCCCAGCTCTAATGCATCTAACTCTAAGTCGGTTGCCAGGATAGTCAGGAAACTCATTTGCGAACACCCTGCTTAGCGGATATTTGCCAGACTCTTCGTTCTTAATGGGCTTCTCCATTCCCTTTCCAGAACGATTCTTTACCCTACCATATATACCATATAGTTCGGCGTATTTTTTATAGGTATTGACCGAAATACCAAGTTTTCTAGCTGCCTCACTTTCCGACTTTGATATACTTTGAGCGGCTAAAATTTCACTTTCAAGTGGTGGTCTTCTCAATATACCGCTTATCTTCATTTTAGTTCCATGATGGGAAAATTAGCATCAATTATGATGAAATCTCCAAGGTCAGTTTCCAATGTATAAAACGATTCAGTTGGAGTCCATACGAATAACCAGCCGTCAATTTGGTCACATTTACATCTTTTAAAGACTTTGGTTCCAACGCCCTTGACACTGATATACACACTGTCAATGTAGCTAAAATCATTCAGCTCTTTTGCTATATCTTCTGAAAAATTCTTAGCTTCCTTTGAGTTCATGTGTAAGATACTCCAATATCATCTAAAGCTAAATCTTGTCCTGAGCCAGATAGAAAATTATTTCTAAGGTCTTGAGCTAATTCAAACTCGCCTACATTATTCAAACAGATAAACGAATTGACCATTGCCTCTTTTTTTGATTTATCCTTTTTAACAATTAATAGGGGCCCTAAATTCAATTTATCTTCTGACTTCAATCGAGCTTCCAATGCTTGAGAAGCAGCTTCAATCAGTTGGTCGCGGTCTGTTTCAAAAATACTGCCGTCAATAGAAACTTCGAGTTTCCAATCAACGCCTTCAACGTGATATAATGTAGTTGTGTCTGCCATGTTCATATAAGTATTTTACTGATAAGACAATAACTCTATTTGAATGTTAGTCAAGATTTAATTTCGTCAAATACACTACCAACAAGGAGTTCCCCATCATTGATGGTATCGAGATTTTCTAATTTTGCTTTGACTCTTTCACATGTTTCTTCTTCTTCTGTGTTGGCTATGAAGATGATTTTTTGTAAAGATTTTGATTTTGCTCCATCTCTATGAATTCTACCCAAGGCCTGACGAAGATTGACTGCTGAGGGCGTTGGTGAAATTAACGCTATTCTTGGATACTTACCATTTAAGTCATGAAGAGACAGCCCGGCGCCGCCTGCTTGAACATTAACTAAAATAACTCTTTGTTCATCGGCTTGGAATGCGTCAATGTTTTTGTCACGTTCATTTCCCTTATTCTCTCCCCAAACAATACAATTGGTGTTGAGTCTCTTGGAGAGTGCCTTGATGGTTTCACTAAAATTCAAAAACACTGCTACAGACATTCCATCTTCAAGAGAGTCTTCAATCATTTCAACAAACAAAGGAACCTTGAGTAATTCAGATTTTTGTCTAGCACGTAGTTGAATAACCATTGCATTGATTTTCCACTCTGCTGTGTTCTTACACTTAGCACTAAGAAGAGTTAGCTCACGATTCATTTCAGCGTAAACTTGTTTCATTTCTTTCTCAGACACATCATCGATGTTATAAGCTTCAGCGATAATCTCGCAATCAGGAAATCCTTTAATGTCTTCTTTTCTGATTCTGACTCCGCGTTTTAAGAACAATTCCGCATGGAGCTTTTTCAAAACGCCCTTATCTCCACCAAACTCCCAACCAAATCTACCTTTCTGGCAATCGTGGTCACGAAGAAATTGTGGAAATCCTTTTTTATACAACCCTAAGATTAATCCGGTAGCCTTCAATTCAATTGGATTGATGGCGTTGGTGGCTGAGCAACAAAGTATTTGGTATTTTTGTTTCTTAGCGGCGACGGCAATTTCTGCGTTTTGAGTTCCATGCCCCTTGAGTCGATGGCTTTCGTCAAAAATGATTAAAGTATCTTTTGGAAGATTCCATTGAAAAAATTCTCTATTACTGTCTCGGCTCACCGCTTTCCATGTTCCAATGTCTTTGTATTTTCCGGTTTTAACCGACTCATAGTTCAAAACAAACACGGGCTTCATTCCAAAGTGCTTTGTTATGACTCTCTTCCAAGCAGATATAACAGATTTAGGACAAACAACGGCTATCTTCAATCCCAACTCTCTAGCCGTTGCTGTAGCGACATATGTTTTACCAGCTCCTGTATCAGAACCGTCGATAGCAGCTTTATTCTGTTTAATTGCTGAACAGAGTTGGGATACAAGTGGGACTTGCCACTCTCTCAAACCCTCAACGTTCTTTACTTCATATTTCGGGAGAGTTGTCTCTGTTGGAATATCCTCAACCGAAACTTTTACCTTTGGATTTTCTTTTCCAAATGATTCCTTAAAATCACCCTTTCTTATTTGCCACTCATTGAGAGCCCAGCGGCCTTGGGTGTTTTTTCCTATTGAATATCCCTTGGCTCTTAAAACCAATTTTTGTTTATTCCAAAATACAAAGAATCCCTCAAGAAATTCAATGGGTATTACCCAACTACGCACCCATTTTGTCCCATACTTGGTATTGACCTTGATGGGTTCTGCCCACTGAATAGCAATTCCCATTCCACCAGCACTCATTATTAATCTCCGTGCTCGTTTCTACCCTTAAATGATTTGTCAGCTTCAAAAATATTACAACGAACTGGCTGAGAATCTTTACGAATAACTCCAACGTTAAAATACTGCTCCATCTGTTCATAAAAGGCTCTACCAGCATTGTCATCTTCACCGAAGCCAAGTTCGCTACAAGAAAACATATAGTCTTTTCTTGATTGACCGAATTTTCTCTTACACATTTCTTCAAGGTGTTTTACAACACCGCTGGTCGAATTGAATGTTATGACTGGAGTTTTTCCACCTTTGGTGCTTGTTGAATCGATGATGTAATATGTTGACATGTTAATTTCCTGTTAGTCTGAGGTCGCCTTGGATGGTGACTATTTTCATGGGGTCTTGTTTGAGCCAAATGTTATTATCGGAATCAACATAAATTAAGTCCAAATCAACTGCTTGTTGAATTGTAATGGGTTGGTCGTTATAATAAATCTGTCCACTGTATGCCATGTTATGATAAGTATATATGAAACAAAGAATCAGTCGTGATTACCGCCCGCAAATCCAGCCTTTCTACCATCGTTTGTTGAAGTGGGCTTTTTATTCATTAGGCCGGAAAGTGTTTCCAGAGCATCTTCAAACTTGTTTCCAAGACACTTGACACTGATAACTAACTCTGCCATTGCAGCGAAGCTGAATCCTTCTGTTTTTTCAACCCACACATCAATTTCTTTATCATCGAGTCCGAGTTTGTTCGTATAATACATCTTTCTTACAGCGACGTTTGGCATTCCAATTTTCAACACTCTGTCGAATCGTCTTGGGCGCCCGACCAATCTCTTATCCAATTTTTCAGGATAGTTTGTGGTTGCGATGTTCAATACTTTATCAATTTGAGATTCACCATCCAAAATTGATAGGATTGTATCTTCTCCAAAGCTGTCAATGATTGAATCTAAATCTTCAAATATACAAACAACGTTTCTGTTTGGTTCAACTTCTCTAAAAGCAGCCAATGCTAGTGCCAACACCGATGGATTGTCGCAGATGAAAACAATTCCGGTCTTATCAATAATCTTCTTGATGATTTGCTGAACCAATGATGTTTTTCCGCCGCCGGCCGGTCCGTAGAGCAAATATCCTCTACGATGAAGAAATCCATATTTCTTAAAATTGGCTGCTTTGTTCCAAAACCCTTCAATTTCAGTCAAAATGGTGTTGCTAAGTGAATCTGGAAATTCTAGTAGGTCGTCAACATTGATTTCTGTTTTGTAGATGATGATTTCATTGTTCTTGACCTTGATTCTGAATACACCAGATTCAAGTGTCTTTCGTGTCTTCTGAATTGACACAAATTCATTCGGACCACAATACGCCCATTGTGACTTTCTTACCTTGGCAAATAAATCGCCACCTTCATCGTCTGATGAAGTTCCACCAAGAATTTCATGAATGTTTCTCGGGGCTCTTTGTCTCGCCGGAGTTATTTTTAGGTCGGCTGAGTCTGTTCCACTACCAAATTCTTCCAATGGGCTGTTAGTCATATTAGCGATATTCTGGTTTTAGTAATCTCCACTTATCTCCGTCGATTGGTTTTTCTCCCGAATCGATTTTTTTCAACATAGAAACGATTTCGTCAACGCTGTTGTAAATATACTTGTGAGGAAACATAGCTAAGAGCCAAAGAGGACACAGTTTCTTCCCACCTTCGATGGATATGAAAACTGGCTTTTTCATGCGACATGATGTTACCAGCTCTTCTGCGCTTCCCCAAGAAGCAACGGTTGGCTTGATGTGAGCCACCAAGAAATCTGAAATGTCGCATAATCTCAAATCATAATTGCGGACAGGCTTCATTCTCTCCGTAACTTCATCATATTTTTCAGCCGCCATTAGGTCAGCCAATTTGGCTCGTGTTCCTTCATCCTCTGGCGTATCGTCCATGAACGGCTTTTTATATGGGTCAAATGTAATGACTCCAAGCTTGTCCATTTCTTTTGTAAAGTCTTCTCTCCAACCTCTTCCATTGGCATATTGCATGTGCCCAATGGTATAAACTTTTGTTTTATGTAATATTCCCATGAGACAGAATCATTTCATATAGAAGTGATTCTGTCAATGTATAATAACTTAAACAGCAGAGCCGGACGCTGGCGATTCAATCTTTATCACCGCTACTGGATTCACATCAGTTGGTAGTCGTCCGACTTCCATGAGAGTTGTTTTAATAACATTTTCAATGGCCTTATCTGTGACCTCTGTGATACTTCCATCAGCATTTTTAACGTATTTTGTATTCCACGCTTTAACGTTGTTTTTGATTGTTGTGCTTCCTTTTTCAATGTCATCTTGAATTGCACTAACCAAATTTTTGTTTGTTTTGCTCAATAGATTGTGCTTATAGGCGAACACAGCTGCGGCTATCAATACCACAACCAAGATAGCAACTGCTATCATCCAACCTTCGATGAATGGAATTGCTACTACAGCAAGACCAAGAACCGAACCAATGATGATGAACAATTGTTTTCCCACAGGGGAATATACAGCTCCAGCTATACACAACAGAGCTCCAATACCACATGCCCACATCAACTTTGTTTTTAGACGTTCGATGGCTGCTTGTTTATCAGCTCTTTCTTTTTCCAATGCAATGATTCGATTGTTGACACCATTCAACTCATCTTGTTTTTCATCCACTTTCTTTCTCCAAGCTGCATCTTTTGCAGCGAAATCTTTTACCATTTGGTCGATGACGGCCTGTTGCTTAACCTTTTCTTCAGCGATTTTTGTATTTTCTGCCTTCATGGCGTCGCTGTTAGCTTTCAATTGTTCTAAGCTGGTTTTTGTTTCATCAAGTTCAGCTTGTAATCTTTCATTTTCTCTTTGAATAGCTTCATAAGTTGGTGCTTTACCAATTGCGGATTGAGCTTCCAATACTCTATTGTGAATGATGAGGTCAAGACGAACTGGCTTTGTATAAAAGCTAAATCCTCTGTCTGCTCCATATAAGCTGTTGGCTGCTGCTTGAAGTTGGTTGTCTTGAGCTTTTATTACCACATCCTTTTGATTAGATATGTCATTAACTGATTTAACAACTTCTTCTTGATGTTGTTTTTTCAGTTCAGCTATTTGCTGCTCTACCTTTGATTTTGATTCATAAGGAATTGATACACATCCCTTGAAATTGAATCCCATAGTGAAGAACATCATCACCATCAATAAAATTTGAATATAACCTTTTTTCATAATGTTTACCTCTTTTGAAGAGAAATTGCTGCTATTTGGCCGATAAATTGATTCACTGGGTCAGCTATGGTCTTGTCAAACTGTTCTGGAGATTCACCACGGCGTTGCATAAGTCTATCTAATTTTGAATCTACCATCTTTGGAGTGGCTGAAACTGCTGCTGGAGCGTCTGTGAATGGGAGAGTCTTCTTTAGAGCTACATGGTTTGGCATCTCAGCTCCGGTGTTTTGATGAATGATAACTCCATCTTGTTTTACATCTTCCGGGGCTGGTTGCTTTGGAAGGGTCTTCTTACTGTAATCTCCGTGGTTGCCCTTTTCATTTTTCACAACATTACCAACAGAACCAATGGTCGTTGCTTCCTCTTGTCCACAACAGCTATCATCTTCGTCAGCAACCAATCCTGCATTAAGCATGGAAGTATAATAGTTAGGGTCTTCTCCAATATGAGCACTAGCTATTTTGGCTGCAAGAGCGTGGTCTTGAGTGTGAACTTCTTCTAATTCAATACCAATCTTAAATTCTTTTTCTTGTTTGTTCATGATTATTTCTGGCTATCAAAATACTGGTGTAGGTCGGAGTAGTATTTTGGTTGGGTTGTGAGATTTTTGATAACGACTTTTCTAGCCGCTTCTTTGTCAGGAAAATCCATCTTCGGCATTTCATACCTCAAACCAGCTCTTATTTCATCTGGTGAGAATCTTGGGTCTTGTAAATCTTCATCATTGATTGTGTCATATGGGTCGATTCCTTGAATAAGATTGGCAGAACCTGGCTTGTCTCTATAATTGCTTTTGGTACCGTAGTTAGCCAATCTGTGAATGGACTGTGGGGAGGATGGAGTTGCTGACCACCCAGTAGCGGCTATGGAACCGCCTGCAGCTCCTCCATATCCTCCACCAGCTCCATATTCAGTTACGGATTTCTCCGGAACCTTCATTGGAATTGATTCTTTCTGCCTTGTTTCATTACTATACAAGAAAGTCTTGAAAGCAAATTTCATTCCTACGAATCTGTTGTCGTTGGTGAATTCGGCTCCAGCTCCTTTCTTCAGATAACAAAGAGTGACATGAGGCTTGTAGCTTGGATAATCGTTATGATACTCAACAGTATCTCTTAAAAATTTATTGATACGGGTCAAATATGGACTAGCTACGTCAATTTTGAGAACATCAAATTCAGGAGTTTCAAACTTGGTGATGGCTCCCAATGTGGCGGTAATTTGGCCAGGAATCTTTCTCAACAATGCCTTTGCTTTTTCTTCTTCCATTGTATCGATACCATACAACACCGTTACGTGAGGGTGTTTGGTTTTTCCATATTCAGGATTTGTTGGTTCGTAAATAATCTCTTCTGGTATCGAAGCGATGTAATCCATCAACTGTTTGAATCTTGGAATTTCGACCATGACGGTGTGAACATCTTCCATTTCTAGTAAGAGGTCTGAAAAATATTCAATATAAACGGAATTATCCACGGAGAACTTGTTTTTGAGGTTTTGAAATAGCTTCACTTCTGTCTCCAACACGACCCTTAATCATTTGAAGAGCAACTCTTGGGTCCATGTTTCCACAATTGACACCAAGAATTCCATGACGAGTGCAATACTCTTCGAGGTCTTTTTGAGCACCATCATCACGCCTAACTTCTGGCGCAACGTTTTTCATGAGAGCTTTAATCGGGTCGAATTGCATTGCTATAAATATGTAAATTAGTAACTTCCCAATCCAAGATACTTCTTTTGTTCTGGCGTAAGTTGACTTTTTATAAACTCCTTAACGATTCGGCCTGACATAGCATTTGCCTCGTCTTCAATGTCTCCGCCAATTTCTGGAACCGGCTTATCGACTCTACCCTCATAATCTTGTTTTTGGTGAGTCATTTCGTGAGCGATGGTTCGGGCATAATCTATCAGATGTCTATTTTCCACTATTACGCTGATGACATCGTTGCTCGGTTGGTATGCTCCTGTTGTGATTGGCTCATTTGGAGAGGCATGTAGAAGCCTAATGATTATCGGTTTATCGTCTATACCTAATTTATTTGCTGCGAATGTTACAAATTGAACCAACAACTTTAAAGTTTCAGCTTCAACCTGTGGTAATTCTTTGGTCTTAAATAAACGAATGTTGAGTTGGGACTTTGACATATATACTTCTTGCCTATAAATATAAGTTGACATCGGTAATGTGGTCGTTTAATCTTCGTCACGTATGGAAAAATACTACTCTTATCAAGAAGTCTTTCTTGAACCAAAGTTTTCAGAATATCGTTCACGCAGTGAAGTTGACACTTCAGTAAAAATAGGAGGGAAGGTATTTAAGCTGCCGATTATTCCAGCCAACATGAAATGTGTCATGGACGTTGATAGGGCAAGATGGATGAGTGAAAATGATTATTTCTACATCATGCATCGATTTGGTAAGAAAAATTCTTTGACCCACGAACAGGTAGATTTGGATAACAAAGAATTCGTTGCCATAGCTAATTTAGAAAAATGGAAAACTATTAGCATCAGTTTGGGAGTTATTGAAAGAGACAGAGATTTTCTAAATTTCTGTGCAGCGAGGGAATTAAGAATTGATTTCATAACTCTGGACATCGCTCATGGTCATTCAGTTGCTATGAGAGATATGTTGAAATTCGTTCGTAGTCACAGATACTATAAGAATGTTGTGGTGATAGCCGGAAACATTGCTTCTGCTCAAGCGGCCAAGGATTTGGCTAGTTGGGGTGCTAGTATCATTAAGGTTGGTATTGCTCAAGGTGGAGCGTGCACGACATTTGGAAAAACTGGCTTCGGTTCGCCGATGTTTAGCATTGTAAAAAAATGTGCCAGCGCTTCGTGGATTCCAATCATTGCAGATGGTGGAATCAGAACCAATGGAGATATAGCTAAAGCTTTGTCGGCGGGAGCTCAGTTAGTTATGGCTGGAGGATTGTTCGCCGCTACAAAGGATAGTCCGGCCGTCACCGTTTATAAACCATATGACGGTATTGGAAGACACGAATCCATTGCAACTCATAAAATTTATTACGGTTCTGCGTCTGAGGATAACACTCACAGCACCCACCACATCGAAGGAACTAGAATCAATCTTCCTATTGATAGATGGACTTATGCTGAAAAATTGATTGAAATCCAAGAAGACCTACAGAGTTCGATTTCGTATGCAGGCGGAGATTTAACCACGGCTGTTTGGGGAGTCAGAACAGCTTAACGGAATATTTTCCGTCATTGAGCGACCAAACGATAGACTGCTTTGGTTCTAAACTCTTTACTTCTTCCCATTTAGCCAAATCTCCAGCCACAATTGGATATTTTCTAATGACAATATTCTTGTCCCCATCGGCGCCGGTGACAATAGCTTCTTCGCCGGCCTCAACTACTGTGATTTTGAAGTTTAAGGAATTGGTTAGATTTAACTTTCCTTCGTAACACTTGATATAAGTAGAAGAGGTTCCGGTTTCGACTGAAAAAGCTGTGGAATGGACTTCTATTTCGGCCGCCGATGTTTTTATTAGAAACACTGACATGTCATTTGGAAGAGACTTGAGCTTAAAATATCCAATTCCATCGAACAGTTCCATGTTCATATATGAAACATCAGAATTTTCTTGGTGCTCCAAAGCCTTTTTCTCAAAGTGTAATTCCGCCAGTTTAGTCAACCAAACTTCACTGTCATTTGAGAATAATACCCTAGCGTAGTCTGAGGAGGGTGATTGTAGGGTTATTGCTTTCTCAAACGTGGTCGTTTGGCCATCGTGATAGAATGACCCTACCAAAAATTTTGGTTTAGCCTGACCCAACAAAGCGGTCAGTAAGAAGAGACATAAAAATAACGTTTTTCTCATATCAATAAATAGAGAAAAACGGTTATATTAAGTATCAATCTTCGGGCTTATCTTTCTTAGAAGGAGACTTGCTACCGTGTCCATGCGACTTTCCAGATTTCTTCTTGTGATGATTCAGCTTTTCAAATTTCACTGTTTCAATTTCATCAAGAGCGTCCAGATTTTCTACATCGACTCGATAATCGTCTTTGTATCTATTACCGTTTTTACTCATACAGAAATAAATAGTGATTAAACTTTCTTTTCGTCAGTTGAACCAAAGCCTCCACCACGATTTTCTCCGGGTAAGTCATCAACTCTATGAAATTCTATGTCATGAGTTTGAACTGGGAGTAATTGAGCAATCTTATCTCCCTTTGAATACATTCTACGTAAATCATAATTACCTACAATTTGTGTGAATGGTTCAATACCGACCAATTTTAGGTCTTCTGGCTGCCAAATGTATTTGAATCTTACCAACACCTGATTGTGATACCCTCTGTCGATTAGTCCAATCGAATTGGCTAAAACAAAATTTGTCTTTGACGATATACTTGACCTTGGGCGAAGGTCTGTGTGAAAATTGGTGTAATTATCAGAGTTGAAAGCGCTTTCAGTATATATAGGAGACTTTGTTTCTGGAACAAAATATAAATTGGTTTCGTATTCAACATAATCTATTCTCCCAACATGGCCGTCCGCCTTCGGATTTGCATACACAACTTTTGGTCCGGATGTTGCGGTTACGTCATAACCAGCATCGGTTTCGTTAGCTCTTGAAGGAATGATTATATCCTTGGTGTTCTTTAAGTAATATTTTACTTTCATAAATTAGTCTTTTGATTTTTTGCAACTGAAATACCAGTTCCAGCTATCCAACAGTGAATCTGGTAGAAGCTCTTCGGAAGATTGTCTTGGTAAAGCCTGACACTTTAGCGGAGACATGCCAAGACCGTCCACAGGCCACCCGTGAACTTTGCAGAAATACACCCAATTGTCAAAGTCAAACAATCCTCTGTAGATGAATCCATGACCCATTCTCCAATTTGGAACAGAAACGAAGAAGCCGGCTACATCTTTTGTAATTGAGCGAGCCTTATACAATACATCAGATGGATTAGCAATATGCTCCAAGAAGTCGTTGGCTATAACCAAATCATAGTCGGTGTCTAATCCGGTGGTATCAAATTGATTCATGAGGTTCTTGACAAAAAACTTTCCCTTATATCCTCTCTTAGTATGCTCGTCACTTGCCGCTTGTTTATCAACGTAGGTATAAGTGAATGTGGGATTTGTCTCCAATATAACCTGACCGAGGCGGCCTGGACCAGACCCCAACTCAAGAATCTTAGAATAGCCTTCTTTCTTACAAACCTCACTGATGAGCTTAGCTTCATGTTTATATCTATTTTCCCAGACATCTTCCATGTCTCTGGTTTGTCCATTGCTCGCATCCCATTCTTGAGGAATTAAGATATGTTTATCACGAAATTCTCCGTAATTTTTAAGATTGTCTTCTTCTTTTGTTCGTATTAATGCCATGTTATTCTGTCCAGGTTGGTAAGTTTAAATCTGCGCAATCTTGGGATAGGTAGCCTATGACCCAATATTTGTTGTCATTTGTTTCAAGCATCAAATAATATTTCCATCTATTTTCTGCCCAAGTTTCGTGATAAGCTATCGATAGTCTTTCATAGTATGGACTCGAAATATGATTTTTTACATATTCAATATTTTTCAAGTCTTCAACTGAATTGAAATCGTATTCTGTTTGTTGTCTGTCTAAAAATTTCATACCTTAATCATTGTGTGTGATATATCACGCACAGTTTTAGTTTTGAGTTTAAAAATTCCAAGTTCAAATTCAGAGTTGTCTTCGACTCCATCGTTCAATATATCATTCAGCTTTGAGATAACTGAGGAGTTCTCATTAGCGTTTGCCATGAAATCTTTTTCACTGAAATATAAGAGAACGTCATTGTTAATGGATTCAATTGCGCGGTGGTCAAATATTCGCATACCCAAATTCAAGTGAGTTGTTGGTTGTTCTCTCTTCTTATATGCTTCAGCTACATCATAATTGTCCACGTAAATCATACATGCCCAGGGTTCGATAAAGTGTAAGAAATCGACCGATGTTACGTCTCGTATAACAAATCCAAGATTGAATGTCTTGTGGACAATAGGATGGTGATTTTCATCGAACATCATCCAACGGTTCCATTTGCGAAGATAGTTTCTTCTCGCCCTGTTCTGATAGAAAGAAAACATATTATCATCTTTACCAATACCATTTTTGGCCCAGCTTCGGTGCCCTCGACTAATCCAATGCCAACATAGAGAATCACGGCTTTGTATTAATTCATAACCAGCTAACGCAAAACGAAGAAATAGGTCAGCGTCTTCTTCTGGATAAGGAGCAAAGTGTAAAGCATCATGTCCACCAATGGCCAAGAAATCTTCCTTGCTAATCAGCCAAGGAGCAAAGATACCTCTGCTTGTAACATCCTTTGACTTGAGTTGTTCTTCATCTACAAATTTATCAAAATCTAATTGTTTAAATTCGTTGTATTCTTTACCAAACGGTTTCAATATCTTTTCCTTCCCAGGACCATAGATTCCTTCTGGCTCAATACGTGTAGCACAGACGACTTTCTTTGGAGCCCAGTGTTTGATTAGGTTCTCCAAATAGTTTTTTCCACATATCATGTCTGAGTGAAAAATAGTCACCAATGGGGTTGTAGCCAAATTTATTCCAATATCATATGTTATGGTATGGCCCATGATGTTTCCGCTATCATTCCTCCAACGACGAAGATTTGGGTCAGTATCATGTTTATCAGCAATCCATGTCCAACTTCCATCGGAACTACCATCATCGAGAATGACTATCTTTACGGATGGATAGTATTTTCTTAGGCTAGCATAGGCGAGCTTCGTATATTCAATGGTGTTATACGAAGGAATAATAACTGTTACATCTTCTGTGGTCATTTCTTTGGTGGATAAAATGCTAATTCTTGATTTGGTAATTGTGTATAACCTTTATCTAACATTTCTTGAATTCGTTCACCCGGTTTTCCACTGATTAGGCAATAAACGACTATTGAATCATTCATTAGGTCTATCATCTTTTGTCTTCTACCACACATGAGGAATATTGATGTATTCGATTTCGGTTTCTCCATACTTGTTCTTTGTAACTTTCATTTGAACATTGACGAGATACTTACTTTCTCTTTCTTTTGAGCGCTTCCAAAATTCTTGATAGTGTTTAACATCTTCTTGGAGGTCATATGGGTATCCAAGAATCTTTCTACGAAATGCCTTCATAATGATTCCACTCATGTCATCGGCATGTTCAATACCAATGGAGTTGAACCACTGTTTTAATGGACTTCCTGACCACAAGCCCCATGAATTACGCATGTTCATACCTGTAGTGAAGTGAAACTGAGCCATGTCAGCAGTTTTGAGCTTTTCTCTATCCTCATTGGTCAAACGAGCCTCAAGGTAAGCTATAGCCTCATCTAAATTCTTTGGTATATTATCAGTTAACATATTGAATTCCCGGTTTTTTAGCATATCTGATTATCGGTCTTGGGTCATTGAATACACCGTCTTCCTCTACCCAAGCTGGAATGAAAAATTCCCACACCACAATTTGATGTTTGTTGTTTTTAATAAAATTGACGGCAGCTTCTTCATGTTGAAAAACATGAGCCCTACATACAGCTGGAAGACCATTTATCGTATCAATTTTCATAGTTTCCCAATTAACCCTAGTTGCAGGATAGTTCGTGTATACGATTCCATCTATACCGTCTAACAAATGAAATAGCGTTCTCTTAGGGTGTTCCATATAGTTCTCTAAACCTCTGTTTGAGTGTTGGGGTTAGCTTCACAAAACCGACCTCATCTTCGGTAAACATTTCTCCCCATTTCTTCATCCACTTAGTATGATTGTCAGCCTCAGCTTTAACTTGCCTTGGGTGTCTAGTAGTTAGGTCGTCACCCCTAAAAATGCTTCCTCTGGCTCCGAAATGATAGACAACAGCTTGATTGGTTGTGGCGAATTCATAGCCCATGCACATCATACGGATGGTAAGGTCGTGGTCTTCATACGAAGCAGGAGCGAACAGTGGGTCATTGCCGCCTGTTTTGAGAAAGTCTTCTGTCTTTCCGAAATAAGATACTCCCTCCAGTTTTCTGTGCATGTGCGGTTCGTTTGCTACAACAAAGTCGCTTGACCAGTTTCTAAACTCCAGCCAGTCGAAGTTGTGGTGGAACTCTCCAAAAGCCTCCTTCGGAACCACAATTGTTCCAGGTCGAGACGTTTGATATGGCCCAAAAATGTTTGGTTCGATTCTTGTAGCACTAACGAAATATGGAACGCCGTGATTGAGAAGGCACGTTTGATAACATTCAATTAACGCCTTGTCGTAGTTCCTACCAATATACATGTCTGAATGTATCAGATTGAAATATTCCGTCCTAACTTGCTTTATCGCTTCATTGACTCCACCGCCAATTCCTTTTGGAACATCGTTGTATTCTATGAGAGAATGAATGTCAGACCTGCTCAACAACCAATCGGCAGTTTCTTTGTCATTTTCGACATACACGATAATTGGAGCATTCTTGTTGAAAGCGTTTGAACGTATGGAATCGATTGCCAACTTTAGATAATCTAAGTTCCTGTGAGTGTTAATTATCCATGTATAATTCATGTTCGTATTCCTTCACTTTGTTAGAAGCCTCTATTGGAGATTGATAGTATCCAAGGCATTTTCTTTTTCTGTTTTCGTAAATATAAGCAAGAAATTTTTTTCTCTTTGTTATAAAATAAACCCCTCTATAACCTGAAATTCCAACCGGCTTCGCTAGAGACATTTTTCTTCTTGTTTGTTTACTAAAAATTCTTCCCATTAGAGATTTTGAAATATTCTTATTTTGTAAAATTGAGTGTTTTCTGTTTTTTTGAAATTCGGACATCCTTTTTCTTGTGATAATTGAGCAAATTCTGCCGGCAGCAGACCTTGACATTTTTTGTTTTGTTTTGTTCGTGTGGTTCTTTCCGAACATTGGATGATTTTTTCCGCTTAAGGCCATTGATAGTTTTTTCTTTGTAAAATCACTGACTTCGTAGTTATCACCTCCAGTTGTCAAATTATATCCAAATTCATTCTTACCGTGAAAGGTATTGAACATTTTGATATACTTTACCTCCAAACTATTCAACTCCTCCAAACAATCGGATGCATCAATGACATAACATTTGAAATTTTCTGGTCTTTTTCTCAATTTACTTTGAAAAAGAAATGCTTCATCATAAATCAAATGGCCCTTGGTTCTGTAAAATATACGATTTCTTGTTTGTCCAATATAAACAGGAATATTGTTTTCCGTCCAAAGATATATTACATTTGATAGATTACACCCAACACATTCGTTGTAAAATCCATCATAACAAATTGGGTATATATTATCAAACATTTTTGTATTTCTTTGCTTTAGTATCAATGTGTGAAATCAACTCATTGAAGAAAATGATGGCGCTTTCGTCTGCTGCTCCTTCAAATTTGAGGCATCCACTCTCCCACGATAGAGTTGCAATTTTTCCAGTTTTTGGGTCGTGGAATGAAATTATTGGAAAATTGCTCACAGTTAATAGCCACGGAGTTAACCCAATGGAGTTGACTTTAAATTCTCCAAACGGAGTTTCTTCTATAAATTCTAATGGGAGTTCTAATTGTTCTCCGGACACCTCTAAAGGTAATTCAAATTGTTCTTTCATATCATTTCAGTTGTTTAAGCCACTTGTTAAAATTCAAATCCCATTCACCGAGAGGTATTCTGGTTTCTGGTCTGTTTTGATATTCTTTCAGTTTTATTTTTACTTCCGGTCTATTTGCTGGATTATTTTTGCCTGTCAATCCGTAAAAATGATTGTTGGTGCCCATCTTTGAAATAGATACTTTCTTTCTCATTTCCTCCGACACATTTCTTATTCTACAACAACAAGAATTACAGTTTTTTCCTTTAAGTGTTTTATATTGAGAAAGAAAGCATAATTTAATTTTTCCGCACGTTGGGCATCTTTTTACCCACTTTCTTATTTTTCCAATATCTATCCATTCGTTCCCCGTTGAGTCTATTTTTGTGTTTAGAATGATATCTCCTAGCTCTAGCACGTTGGAGTTCAAGCAATTCTTCTTTAGTTCTATGTAATTTTCTTCTTCCCATACGTTCATTTCCTATAAATATATCGTCACATCATAAATCGTCACGGAATACATAACTTTCTGCTTTTTTTCGTAGTTCTAAATAATCTTTTGTTCTTTTTATAACGGCGTGAAAAAATTCTGACTGACCGGCTTCTGCCTTTTGACAATATTCTTGAATGTTTATTCCAGCCACGCCTTTTTTCACTGTCATTGAATTGTGATGAATAACACTTACGAGGTCACTCACTTTTATTTTCCAACCCCTGTCTTGGCATGTCAAAGCAAACAAAAAATCTATACCAAATCCCATTATCAAACTTGGGTGTATTTCTTTTATCTCTTCAAGGAGTCTTTTCGAAATCAATGGGCATTGAAAATCTATGAACGGAACTTCTCTTGTCACCTTCCCATAACCATGCATAGTTTTCCAATGACATTGTTTGTTTGGTTCTACATTATAAAAGCTTGGAGATATGAGGTCGCATTGTGGATTTATTTGATAATTTTCCGGGTCTTCTTTCCTATTAAATGTAAGACCAAACATCTCTGCTCTTAACACTCTGACAAAATTATATCCGTGAATTGTAAGGTCGTTGTTCAAAAACAACATTGAATCGTATGTTGGGTCATCGATTACCATCTGCATCGCAGCATTGAATCCGCCGCCGAAGTAAACGTTCTTTTCAATTCGATGGGTTGTGTGCTTACTTGTTCCTTCGGAGGAAGAGCCATTATCAAATACCATCAAGTCATAATCATCTCGCTCATATGGCTTGAGCGACTCAAACAACATATCTGTGTAATCAGGTAGGTTGTGATTCAGTATTATTGCGGCTGACTTTTTCATGTAGTTCGCTATTTGATGGGATTAAAATTCCGAAGTCCTCGAATATAATATTCGATTCCACAAATATGTAGTGGTCTTCTGGATAAGTCAATTCAAAATATAACTCCAACTCATGTTCGGTGTCGGCTCTGACATGTTTTATATTACCTGTTCGTGTATTCTTACACTCCCACAGCTGCTTCTTCTTGGCGACTATTTTATAGTCTCCGTTTTTATAAACTTCCGTTAGATGATACCAGAACAATGGAGCGAATGTAAAAGTGACATACCTAAATAACATGGTAAAATCATTGACAGCTCCGATTTGAGCCATTTTTAAAATACCATAAATGGATGTGGCACACACTAAGAGAGATAGATAGAACGCTAAAACTGAAAAGAAGTAAGCGGGTTTATTTCGTTTTGATATAATCATTTGATTTAAGGGGCCAAGGTGTTACTAAGTCAAATTTATCCTCATCATTTAAATTCAATTCAACAATTTGACAATTTTTTGAGTTACCGAGATTGTGAAATTCATCAACTGTCCAATGCAACCATCGCATCAAAAGGACTCTCATAGCGTATCCATGTGTAACAATAAGAACGTTCTCAGGAAAATCTTCTTTCTTGAAGTCTCTATAAATTGTTTCTAAAAATCCAGTCATTCGGTCATACACATCAGCTCCAGATTCACCATCGGGAATTCTATAGAAGAAGTGTCCATATGCTTGTCTTTCCTTATCTATCGCAGAGTGCTCCTCCGCGACTCCCAAGTGACCCCACTCTTGTTCACGTAATCTTGGGTCTTCCTTGACAAAATCAACATTATCAGAATCGATATTGACCGACATGTTTCTCCATGTTTCCTTCGTTCTTAAAAATGGGGAAACATAAACTCCAAGCTTCTCCCAGCTAATTTGGTCGGAAATATACTTACCAGCCTTTAGAGATTGGTCAATGCCAAGCTCTGTCAAAGGAATCTTCCAATCTGGAATAACTGCGTGAACGTTTAGGTCGGCATTGGCAGTTGATTGCCCATGTCTGATGATAAAGATTCTCTTTGGCTTCATACTTCGTCTTCGAAAAAGTCTACTTCTGGCTTTGGTTGGTGGTTATAGAAATCCAAACATTTTTGATTAACCATAATCTTGCTTGGATGAAATTTAGTCAATCGAAGAGAGCCGAGGTTGCGGACTCGACTTAGAGCTACATACACCTGCCCCGCGGCAAATGCTTCATTGATGTTGATTTCAGCGCGGTCGAGTGTCTGTCCCTGCGACTTGTGGACAGTCAATGCCCAAGCCAACTTGAGAGGAATTTGTTTACGTGAGGCAACAATGGTTGGCTTCATGTTGCCCAAACCATCGTCCTCAATCTGTCGTAGTTCCCACTTTTGGGGTTCGATTGATTGAGTCAACCCATCGGCAAATTTTACTGTTACAAACTCAGGATACATTTCGGTGACAATACCAACGCTTCCATTGACCAATTTCAATTCAACGTCAAGATTCTTGAGAAGCATGACTTGAGCACCAACCTTCAACTCCAATGTAGAAGGTGCTCGGCAGTTCTTATCGAAGAATTTTGTCCACTGTTCGCCACCTTCATCGGAACAGTAGTAATGTCGTGAAGCTCCTTCGATTTTATTGAGCTCTTTTTGGTTGAATTCATCTACGTCAACGTTTTTACAAAACAATTTTACCGGCACAATACCATCTGTGGGGAAGTCACGGCCAATACAATCGTCGAGAATGTCGAAGTTTTTACACTCACCCTTTCTCACTTCGTTGAGAAATTCAGCAAATTCTGGTTCGTCATGCTGACGAACAATCTCTGTTAGATGAACAGTGGAAACTCGAGCGTCCTTCCACGCTTGAGATTCGAAAGCAAAAACTTCCCTTTCAAATCTTTCAAATACAGGAGGAAGCTGGAGAAAGTCTCCGACAAAAATTACTTGAATACCACCAAACGGCTTTCCGTTATTACGGATAAATTGGCAGACAATATCAAGCTTTTCTACCAAGTCAGCTTTAGCCATTGAAATTTCGTCAATGATTAGAACCTTGGAACTCTTGATTCGATTGCTGGCCTTTCGATTGGACGACGCCTTCTCCAACAGAGCCATACCATTTTCATCCGCTAATCCCATTCCAGACCAAGAATGAATGGTGATTCCGCTGATGTTAATGGCCGCGACTCCTGTAGTAGCGGTCTTACCATAGAATATCTCCATTTCATCTAGGAACTTGATGAGCAACATCATACAGTATGTCTTGCCCGTTCCTGCAGGGCCTGTCAAGAAGATATTTTTCTTGTCAAAAAATCTGACGAAGAACTCTTTTTGTAGCTTGGTTAGTTCCTTCCATTCAGGCCTTTGCTTGAATATAGAAAGTAATGAACGATTTACAGACGCCATATCATGAGACTACACAGCTCATCACCAAAGTCAATGATAGACTAATTAAAATAAGTCTCAATAATCCGTTCGTTTCAATCGGTCAATTTCGGCTGCTATCAAAGCGCCGGCCTTAGCCAATTCTTTAATTCTTTCATCCACCGTTGGTCTAGCGCCAGGCTTCCACCACGAAACATCCCAAGGCCAACGATAAGTTCTACCTACGGTTAGGTCATACCCCATTCCTTTAACATAAACGTTCGAGCAAGCAGCATAACATGCCGCTGCTTCAGCCAATTGTCCGTCTGTATATTGGTCGTCTCTATTTGAATCAAAGCCTTCTTCGTTGACTTGTCTTTCTCTCTCTTGTGTGATAATTTCGATGCCTGTCATAAATTAATAGTGTAAAGGTGCTCCCCAATTACTCTGCATAACGATTCCGCTGAATACTTGGGCCAAATGCTCTTCTTTGTATCCGAGTCTCTTAAATTCTTCGTATTGAGGCTTGTAATGGAAGAATTTGAACATCGGTTCGATTGGGTGAATTGGAATTGCACCACTTACCAACAACCATTCTCCATACCAAGAGAATTCAGATGGAACAGTCTTGATAAGGTCTTCAAACTTCAATCCATTTGGCTCAAGATAGTTTACTTCAAGAGATTTCCAAACGATACCACTCCAAATGATAGGACCTGGTCCAAAATCATAGAATCGTCCTTTGCGGTCAAATACATCCATGACCTTTTGGCGACATTCCTTGAAACTTCCATACGGGTCGAATCCAAGAACCGAAGTTTTGTTACATGTCCAAGTGAACAAATCTTTTTGCTCATGCATCACTGTGTATGGAATATCACTGGTTCCTTCCACGATAAAATCGCTGACGTAAAATGGTCGGATAAAATATGAGTCACTGTCAATCATGACGTAGTTGGCACACAGACCAAGCTTCCAAAAGCTGCTCTTGACAATCTGTTGGGTTGTCCATGATTCGGCTTGAGAGTGGTCGTAGATGGATTCATCTTCAACTAAAATGTAGCCAGTGGTTCCCAATGAATGCTTGAATATTTCTATATCTGCTTTTGGAACTGAAATGTAGAATGGAATATTATCGTTGTTGTATTTGAAGATAGAATCGAGCAACACTTTAGCTCTTGAAACGTCTCCACGATATGACTTACAGTATAGAACAATATTTTTCATGTGCGAGGGAGCCAGTAGGTGTGGGTAAAATTGGTATCTTCTTGTAACATATTAAGATATTCGAGCTGAGTCAATTCTTTTTCGTCCAGACTGTATATTTTATAGTTTATAGAATCGGGATATTCCGCCAGTGAATTAACTTGAAAACCGTAGCCCGGCAGAAATTTATTATGTCCCTCAATGAATATTATTGGTCGGTATGCTTCTATAACTTGTAAGGCTCCATTCAACACGGAAATTTCATACCCCTCCACATCAATTTTTATTACATCAGGACAAATGTTGTTCATTCGACAAAAATCATCGATTTTCATCAAAACAATTTTATCATTTCCTGGCAAAGACAATGCATGAAAATCATCCGAATTAAAATTAGCAATTCCGGTCTTGTCACCAACCAACATTTTTTGAGGATATATTTTCTTATCCTTATTAGCTAAATATAACTGTGTATAATGTGGCTGTTGAATGTGGCTTGGTTCAATGGCATAGCTTTCTCTCTTGTCATCTGCAAATAACAGACTGAATATTCCTAGTGCGGAGCCAACGTCAATTAAACACTTACAATTAGCCGTTTCTCTTAAAAACGCTTTCATTTCTTTGTTTTCTACAGAACCTTTGCTCAAACATCCATTGATGTTGTCAACATACGCATAACCGTATGGAACTTCAAATGATTTTCCTTCAAACGAAGTTTTCACAAACCCAATTCCTCTTTAAAATTATCAAATAACCAAGCAGTAACATCATTTCTGAATTTTACATCGCCCGTGATATGAACCACGTTGGTTATGTCTTTGAAGGAAGTTTTGGGGTCTAATTTGCGACCCAATGCGTCAATCTGGCCGTCAAATAGAGTCCTTAACGTGTAATCCATGACATTGAACGAACGCGGTAGCAATGTGACAGGAAACTTGTTGTCTCTTACTGTAAAATTGAGAATGGTTTGGTCATCGGTAAAATCAGGAGATTTATTAACTTCACACCACTTTTTATATTCTCTATGAAAAAATTCATATACCTCGTCCAAAGCCTTCTTATGTTTTTTACTGTATATGACCATACCACCATTGATGTAATTTTCCCAAGAAACATCGGTTACTGTTGGAAACCAGTTTTCTCTAACCATTCTTATTGAACGGTTGAGTGCCGGTGCATATCCTCCGTCTGGACAACCCCCGAAGTTGCCATCAACCATCTTGAAAAAATCTGGCGCCCAAGGCATAATGAATGTATCCCAATCAACCGCACATACTTGTTCAAATTCAATCTTGTTTTTCTCAAGTGCGTCTATAATCTTCATTCGCTGAAAGATTCCTGGAACCTTAGCTTGGTCTTCAAATTCCGTTTCAAGAAATATGAATTGATAACCATGTTTTTCACACCACGCGTGCCACGAATAAGCGCATCTTTGAACAAATGGTTGATGTGGGGGCGTGGTTGGGCCACGCATTGCAGTCATACACACTACGTTTTTCATATTGGCATCTCCTTGAAAGTTCTTATCCAAGCCCATCTCCACAACTGTGCAATACTTTTATTATGTTTATCTTCTTCTGTCAAAGTTCTTCCCTTAGAGAATGTATTTCCATTCATCCTCTGTGATTGTAATTTTTTATGTTCTTCCGTCCAAGTTTTACCAAGAGAATATTTGTTACCTATAGCGCTTTTACTAAGCTTTTGTTTGTGTTCATCGGAAAGTTTTTTTCCAAGAGTAGCGGTGTTTCCCATTTTTGCTATTGATAATTTCTTCCTATATTCATCAGATTTCATCATTGTCTGGAATTTTTCACTGTTCTTCATTCCATTAGATATTTTCTTCAATGTCTCTTTACAGACATTTGATGGGCTGTCCCCAGCTCCATAACAATTATATCCATTATGAACCGAATCTTTTTTATTTATCCAAAAATTTTCTCTACCTTTCAACCCAATTAAATTTGGTCGCTGTTCAAGTATATGAAAAACAAAATTTTCTATTCCATGCTTCATAATGGCTCTATAAAGTTTCCACTGTTTTGAAAATTTCAATTTCTTATAGTCTCCCCACCGTTTATGTATGTTCTTGCTCCTTCCAACATACCATTTATCAGGCTTGATTTTATTTTGTATTCCATACACACCAATGATTTCAGTCTTTAGATGCCCAATATCGTTGCATTTGAATTTTTTTATATCGTTCTTTATTTCGAGCGTAGTGTTCTCTTTTCCACCGTTTTTCAGCCTCTTGTTTTTCTTTAGTAGATTCATATATTTTTTTTCGTCCCATTGTGGCGTCCTCTATAAGTATATAACTCTAAATAAAAAACTCTAAATTATTGAACTATTTCTAACATTTCTTTTACAACGGATTTGGTTGTAAGATTCTTTCTCGTGTGGTCTAACAATTGATTGACGGTATCTTTATACCAATTCATATCTATTTTTGCGCTAGCAACTACCTCGTTGGATTTCAATATCAATTCCTTTGGAAATTTCATCATTGTTTCTGGAGGACATTTTTCCAAGTCCGGAAAATATGGTATGCAGCCGTTCATAAGGATTTCTAGGTGTCTAAGCGTGTCCCACCCCCCCTTTTTGAAAGTCAAGCCAAAATATGATTTCTGATAGTCTTCGAAGTAAGGTTTCTCCTCATCGAAAATGTATGTTTCCAACTTTCCAGGTTGAACAGTTCCCCAATCTTGGGATTTCTCTGGAACAGAAGACAATACTTTTTCTTCTGGTATACAGAAATTAATAGGATGTAATCTATCAGTTGGAGAAGTATTCAATTCACGTTTGAAAAGGTGACCGCCAACATCAATAAGACTATAATCAATTCCCTGATGGTCTTCTCCGTCGATGAAAATAATCTTACCCTTGTTGTAGACTTTCAATACTTCTTGTATGTAATCTTGACAACGAGTGATTGAGCCATAAACAACGTAATCAAAATACTTGGAACGAATTTTATCGACCAAATCTATTCTTAGAGAGTCGTCTATGTCTTCAAACGTTCCATACAACGTAAATCCTCTTCCATAGCTTCTACCTTGGTCTGGAACTCTCTCAGTCCAATACTGCTCCTTGTCTTTTTTATACATATGCCAAATTTTATTAGCATCAATTACATCAGCTCCAAAAAGAGAGCGCAGACCGTGAAACACCATGTCCGATTGAAAATCTGGTAAATCTCCCTTAGCTATGAATAGAATTTTCATCATTATATTATGGCTCTACCATGTGGTTTTGTCAATGAGAATTTAATATCATCTCTCACGGCCAAAGAAATTTGTCTAGCTGAAAAATAAGTGGCCAAGATATTCTCAGCGTTTTCAAAGTGGTGTGAATTTAGGTTGGTCACAAACCTTGGAACATATAGAAAACATTCACAAGCAGCAGTCATAACGTCCGGCCTTCCCCAAAATATTTGGTCAATGATTCCCATGTGGCCGGTTCTTACGATTAGATTTCCAATTTCAATGTCTTTGATACTTGGTTCGACAATATCTTGAACAAGTTCCGTGTCGAATCGGAGCCTAACTACAGCATCATAGGTTGTTCCAGTTTCTGCTGAATAAACAATTCTCAGATGGTCAGCATCATATATCTTTCGAAACATCGAATTGTTTTGAGACAGTTGAGAACCATTTCTGGTTACTATACCCTTCCATTTGGTTTCTAATCTATTTACAGAACCATCGGTAGCTCTCTCGATGTGGAAATTTCCATGAACTGGCTTGTAGGTGGATAAAAGCCTATCGGTTACGTCGCTAAATTCAAGAGGCGTTGTTGCATGATGAACGAATTGGACGCCCACGCCACTCTCCACCCAACTGGATAAGAATACATCGCAATCATACTTATCCAACAAAAATTGTTTCAATGCTGGATAGGTTAATTTGTCCCCATCACGTAAATGACCAGATATACAGACAGCTATTTTCATTGTAAATCTTTCTTGAGTTGTTCAACGTTTTTAGAGCATATTCCATATGCTTTCTTCATTTCTTCTCTAGACCACCCATTCTCCTCAGGCATTACTAATACACTTCTTGGTAAAGCAAATTTATAAGGATTGTTAACATGTGTCCAAACATAAGCTCGGCTGGTGATGGTATAGTCATCCTCTTGATGCCAAAAATAATGCATAGGATTGAATGTAGCCGTCAACCATCTTGGACACGATGAAAGGACGCTCAAAGCATCAATGTTCTTACAATGGAGCCACAACCCATCCTTGAATATGAAATCACTTGGAACTTCATATTCAGGTTTGTCATGTCCTAAGAACCACTTACCATCGATATATCGAATATCAACCTCGACATCATATCCGAGCATCAAAGCAAAGTTGACCCTTTCTGGATGATTTTCTAATCCAGAATTTGGCCCGGCTATCAATGCTCTGTGTGCGATTAATTTCAAGACTTGATTCCCCATTTGTTCACAGCAATACCATATTCCATTCCATATGCCTTATCGATAGATTGTCTGATGGCTCTTGCTCCGGCAACCGTTCCCATTGGGTGTCCGTGAATGGCTCCCCCAACGTTTGCCATATAATCTACTCCAAATCGTTTGTTGATACCTTCAATCAATCCGGCGTGCATACCACAGCTCAAAGCTGGGACTACGTTTCCATCACGAAGAACCTTTAAGGTCTTTTGCAAATCTTCTTCTGATTCGCTCATATATCCACCCCACATTCCTGAATGGATTGTGTCAGCTCCCATCAAGGCAGCTAGCTGACAGATAATATCCCAAGCGATGCTGAAGCGGTGTGATTTGTCGGTGAATACTTTGTCGCCACTCTTTTGAAAGTGAAGATACAACGGGAGGTCCAATCTTCTAACTGAATTATATGCTCCAAGACCACACCAAACATTCAAGTGAATACCATTGCCACCAGCATCAGCAACAAATTTGGCTCTGTCCAAGATAGCGTGTGGGTCAGCATTGATGGCGGTGCAATAGACCACCTTGCGGCTTTGATTGTTGAGCCAATTTGAAATCAATGGAACTCTTTCCTTTAAAGAACACACCGATGGGTTGGATAGAATTTCGTCTTCTTTGATAAAATCTACTCCACCATCAACCAACTCCTTTACCATTTCCAATAGAATCTTTGGAGAAATTCCAGTTTTTGGTTTGATGATAGCTCCAAACAGAGGCTTGTCATATTGGCCTGTGTAGTTTCTCATTCCGGAGAAACCGTATTTTGGTCCTTTAAAATGCTTCTTGACGTTATCAGGAATATCTAAACCAATCAAACGACAGCCTTGAATTATGTCAATATCCATTTGTCCTCCCATTAGTTGACACAATAGGTGAGAAATACCATCATCTTCCCAATCGGTGTTTGCTACTGGAAATCCAATTCTAATGTCTCCATGTGTCTTCTTTCGTAGGTCATCTTCAGTAAATTCGGTTATAACAATACACGAATGATTTTCAAATAATTCATCTGTTTCGTGAATGCTACGCACGTTTGGATTACCAACACTCTGACCAATGGCTAGGTTCCATGCTGCGTCTCTAAGATTTGAGTCGAGCGTAGAACGCAATTGATACGTGGCAATTACATAATCGTTCTGATTAACATCTGTCAGTGGTTTAAATAACTTCATATTTGTCGTTTGGTAGTGAGGGTGATTTGATGCACAAAACTTTACAGTCTTCGTGAAAAATTGGGTCGGCTACTTCACCAGCATCAATGGTGAATATGTCGCCTTTGGATAATAGCGTTCCACATATCGTCATACTTCCTTCTAAGAGGACGTTATGTTCAATAGCTACTTTGTGATAATGCTTGGGCCATTTTTCGTCCTTCTTATGGGTAAGAACACCAATTTCAACGTAGTCAGTCTTCCATATCGAAGGATTGAAATTTCCAACGAACCAACCACGATGCATATCACTTAATTTAAGAACTTTCATTTTGAATTCTCAAGTTCTACAAACTTAGCTAAATCTTCGGGAGTTCCGACAGCGTGATGTTGTTCATTTGGGATGTGATATACACCAACGGAAACTCCTCTATTTATAAGATAGTTGTATGTTGGGCCAACGTAATACTCTCCATTTGGTGCGGTATCTTTCAAACGAATCATTTCTTCGGCTGAAGACACAAAATCCCTTCCTTGTTTCCAATAATGAATTCCGTTGAGGGAGATGTTGCTAATAACCTTTTTCTCCTTTACCTCCACAACATATCCCGACCTATCCAACTTAGCATAACTGTTCTTTGGAGTTTCTGAAAAGTATGTGACGATTGTTCCTGAATTGTATCTAGCATTGTGTAGAAATAAATCAGAATTCCACCACATTACTTGGTCACAATTTGCCACTACTAACTCTTCATTGTTGTCGATTTTGTCCTTAAATAACAAAACAGAAGACGCCGGGCCAGCGGTTACATAATCGATTTCAACAAACTCAGCATTTGGAAGTATTGAATGAACCACACTCTTGAGCTTGGAAGTGTATGCGTCCTTTCTGACAACGAAATGATACTTGCCAGGCAGATTCAATGACTTGATTGCCTTAACAATCATTGGTTCTCCATTAATGTCAATTAGTGGCTTTGGGATAGAATATCCTGCGTCAGCGAAACGTGAGCCGATTCCGGCCATTGGTATTACGATGTTCATACTTGCTTTGGTGGGTATTTGTGCTTCACTTGATTCCAATAGTTAATCCAAGATGCTGCTGGTGGGTGGAGTTTGTGATAGAATAATTCATCATCTGGTAAATTGTTGTAGTCCATATACCATCCGTAGTGATGTGCCTGATACAAACCACCAGTTCTGATGGAATTGGTGGAATAGGCTCCGTGAAAATTTGGGCGATTGAGGGCGAATGTCGTGTCGATAGTGGCACGATAAACATCTGGCTTCAGTGGTTCTTTCCAAAAAGTTGATTCATGAACGAGGACTTGTTCTTTGAGGGGATAGTGGTCTGGCAAATCATCAAGCTTCAATCCAAAACCAACCTTGTCAGGATTGAATTCTTGCATGATGTTGTAGAAATGCTCTAAGAAATTCTCAGGACAGTCTTTTGCTGGAATTACATCATTGTCGGTTAAAACATTATAACTTCCCGTAAACATGGCTCCAAGATAGGTTCTTTCAAACACCAAAGGTCCAGATTCTCCATGTTCAAATCGATGAACGGTGAACATCTTACCATCATACGCCTTTAAAAAATCAAGAAGAGGTTGATAGGTAGAACCACAGTCAGCTATATGGAGATTCTTATACCCTCTACTTGTCAATGCTTCCAATTGTTGAACCATACAGTTCAATCGATTGTGACAGACAATGATAATGGGAATTTCTTTGAAGTTCATGTAAGAATATCGAAGTGTAATCCATTTTCTTTCTCCCATTCCTTTGTGGTGATATTCAAATCAACAGGAGAAAAATGGCTTACACCATGTTTGACATAAGGATATAAACCAAAACGGGAAGAAAGCCAAGGAAAAACTACTTCTCCATACCATCTATTTTTGATGCGTGTCTTAAAATAAGAATCTGGAGCTTTTTTTAGAAACCAAGACACAACGCTACCTTTGATAACATAAAAAGTCTCAACGTAAGACCAATTAACATGAGTATATTTTAGTTCGTCAAAAGGTATGTTCTGAACGATTGGCATTTCTCCGTGGTCGAACTCTAAATGGTCAAGAGTCTTCCATTGAGTATGTCCGTCAGCCGATTGGCCAACCCCATAATGTCCATAGACACCGATGGAAGGATTTCTATCCAACAGTGCTTCAATTTCTGTTCTTTTGGATAGAAATTCATTGAGATAGTATTCGAATCTATCCTGACGGTCATTTACTCCACCTTTGGTATGGGCGAACCACACGTTCTTATATGGTTCCTTTGTCCTCATTCTCATTGCTTTTAAGGCAGCTTGAGTTCCAGATGCGTCTGACTCACAATATAATTCCCTCGGCACCACTGATACCACAAGATTTTGGTGTTTGGAGCTCAATATTTTGTTATAGACTTCATTGCAAGTGTCTGGATTGATTCCTACGAATACATCAGCATCGGCGAAAGTGGTTTCCAATACCTCTAACCACCTATCAATCATCCAAGCTTTGGAAGAGTTGAAAATAGAAACGGAAAATACGACAGCAGATTTCATTGAATGTGGTGTTTTAAGTCTTCAACCGAAGCAGCTATTCCAGCATCCATTTCAAATATTGGGCTCCATCCGGTATCTATCCACAATTTGTAATTGCTGATGTGGGTGCTTTTAACGTCCCAATCTGGAGGTTTACAATATTCGATTGTAATTTCCGTATTTGTTTCTTTGGATACTTGCCTAATAATATCGTTTATAGAGTAAGACCTTCCGCTACATACATTGTAGGTTCCGACCAAATCATCTTCAAGAATAGCCTCAATGGCTCGAATAAAATCTAAGTAATAGATAAAATCTTTGGTCGCCCTGCCATCTCCCCAGATTCTTAAAGTTTCATGTTTAATGGCTGCTTGTATAACCATTGGTATGATGCCCTGTATTTGATTTCTACCATTTGGAATGTATTTTCCATATGGATTGGTAATTCTCAAATTCAAATGGTCCGGAGCTTGAGACACTATTCTTTCAGCAAATAGTTTTGCTTGAGCATACCAACCAATCGGATTCATATATGTCAGAGATTCATCTTTCTGGACATATAGTTCAGACCCATCGGGAAAAATTGTTCTAGCAATTGCTTCGCCATAAACGGCACCGGTGGAAAAGAATACAAGTTTGGTTCCACTTTCGGTGGCGTGTTGAGTTAACAATCTGACATTGTGATAATCCTCTGAGGTGTTCCAAGGACTTCTTTTCATTTCGGCTATCGATGGAACGGTGGTCCATGATAAATGAAACACATAATCAGATTTTTTTAGATAATCGGAGTTGAACAATAGTTTAACATCTTCATAACCTTTGCCGGGCGTCCTTGAAAAAAGAGTGACTTCATATTTCTGTGGGTCGAGATATGATTTGATTAGTGTTGCTAGGCGGCCACGGCCACCTGTAACAAATACTCTCTTCTTTCTTTCAGCCATGTTAGTATTTAACAATCTTTACCAATTTGTCGTTGTTGAAGAATTCTACGCTCTTTATGTTTTCAGATACAAATTTATTCTCTTCGTAAGATAGATGTGGGCTAGCAAATGAATTGGTTGTTTCCCAATTTCTCAACAAGAAGTCGGTTCTCTCAGCAGCTGGATACAAGGGACAGGTGTGAAGGTCTTCGATGAAATAAATTCCTCCAGACTTCAAGGCCTTCAATAGAACAAAGAGGCTGACCTGTTGGTGTGGCATTTGGTGTGCTCCATCATCAACGATGAAATCAAGAGGTTCCATATCAGGAATCATACTATTCAAGTGCTCTCTATTGGTTTGGTCTAGAATATAGACCTTTTCACAAATACTCTTGTCAAAGAATGAAGAACAATCATTAATATCCATTCCCCAGAGCTTCATTTCTGGATTATATTCTTTCCACATTCTCAAAGAATCTCCATGCCAAATCCCAATTTCAAGAAGTTTGACTGGGCCTTCACTTGGGACATATTTCTCATACGTCAATGTATAGGAATGTTTTTCAAACCATTCCGTTCCTTTGTCTGCGTGGTGCTTGTTAGCAATTTCTGTTAAATTTCTCATGTTAGTAGTATTGTGTAGTAGTCTTGAGTTTTTCTCATATAGTCGTCAGTCACTTCTGAGCCTGTGGATGGACCAGAAACAATGAGTCCTCTTAAATAATGTGACCTTAATTCAATCAAGTGTTCGATGTTTTCTTGAAAGTTTGGCATCATTGGTGGATGGATGGATAATAGAGTTGGAGGAATCTCATTCCTCAAGAATATAGATTTAGCTACAGCATATTCCCCACCCTCAATATCAATCTTTACAAAGTTAATATTACCAGCTTCTTCAATTATAGAACTGACATAATCATCTAAGGTCATACACTCCGTTTCAAATGATAGCTCAGGCCTGAAATTTCCAACTCTTGTTACACTTTCTCCAAGTCTATTGTCGGAGCCCAACGTCATCTTTCCTTTGTAATCAGATAGAGCAAATTGATTCACTATGATGTTGGTGAATCCATTTAATGCTATGTTCTTGAACAGTTCTTCTTGAGCAACTGGGTCTGGTTCAAAGCAGTGAACTTTCTTGGCTAGTTGGGAGCCGTATAAGACGGTTGGACCTATCCACGCCCCAATGTCCAGATAACTTCTGTCTTTTACCAAGTGTTCATCAAAAATCTTATAAATTTCCGATTCCCATCCGGAGTTTCCCCAAAATGGTCCGTTCGGAGTTCCTTCTGTAACATTAAATGTGAGATTGTTTCTTTTTACGTTCATAGGCCCATATTTTCTTTTTGTGACCAATTCTTCAAATAGAATTCGTTTTGTTTTGTTTGTCTTTCGATGGTCTTATCGTGTATCAGAGAGAAATTAACATCAATTGGCAATTCCGCAACAACCTTGGCTCCGGAGATTCTTTCATGTAGCTTTCTCTCCCACTTAATATCAGATGTATTTCTATAGATTCTGCCCTGTTTGTCTCCTGAGTTCCAGTTGATAATTGGTAGACCAGGAAACTCTTCCAAGAACGATACATGCCACCCCCATCTTTTAGCATCGGCCTCGGTCAAACCTCTGACAATATTAACTCTTGGAACCCTATACAACTCTACAGATGGATTCGATTCCAATATCTCATGTATGTTCTCAATCAAAAAATCAGAAGGATATTCGTCAGCGTCTATTTGAAATACCCAACGATTTTTACAGTTGAGGGTTCCGAAGTTTTTATGTGCTCCAAAATCCCCATCTAAGTTGTGCTTGATTACTCTTCCCAATTTGGAAGATGTGCTGAACAATGGGTGGAAAGCCAGTATCTTCTTAGTCTCTTCATTTGTTGAATTATCATCAACAATGATGATTTCATCGTCGGTGTTAGCAACGGTGTGATATAGTTTTTCAAGAAGCCGACTCAATTCGTCGGCTTCGTTGTGAACCGTTATCAAGTAAGAGATACTTGACTTAGCCATGAATTACATTCCTTCTTGTGGAATCTGCTGTTGAATTTGCTCGGCCTCATCTTCAATGTCAGCAATCATACATTCGGTGGTCAATAATAGACCAGCGATGGATGCAGCGTTTTGAAGAGCGGTGCGCGTGACCTTTGTTGGGTCAACAACTCCGGAAACAACCAAGTCTTGATAAACATCGGTTGCGACATTGTAACCGTAATTTCCCGTGTTCTTCAACACTTCACTTACTACAACGTCTCCACTCTTTCCTGCATTTGAACACAGCATCTTGATTGGGTGTTCGATGGCTCTACGAACAATTTGAGCTCCAATTTGTTCATCGCCTTCTAACTTGAGAGCGTCAATAACCGAAGCACATCTCAATAGAGCAACTCCTCCACCCGGAACAATTCCCTCTTCAACTGCGGCACGTGTTGCGTGCAAGGCATCTTCAACACGGTCTTTCTTTTCTTTCATTTCGGATTCGGTGGCTGCGCCCGTGTGGACAACTGCAACTCCGCCAGTTAGTTTGGCAAGGCGTTCTTGAAGCTTCTCACGCTCGAAGTCAGAAGTCGATTTCTCAATTTCATTCTTAATGAGCTTAATACGAACTTCAATGGCAGCTGGTTTGCCCGTTCCGCCGATGATGGTGGTGCTATCCTTTGTTACAATAATCTTCTTAGCCTGACCCAAATCAGCAAAGGTTAATTTGTCAAGATTGAGCCCAAGCTCAGAGGTAATCAATTTTGCTCCAGTGATGGTCGCAATGTCCTCGAGGGTAGCACGGCGTCTATCACCAAATCCAGGTGCCTTAACAGCACATGAAACGAAAGCTCCACGAACTCTGTTTACAACCATAAAGGCGAGAGCATCACCCTCAACATCTTCAGCTATAACAAGGAGCTTCTTTCCCATCTTAGCAATTTCTGTAAAGAATTTGGCCAATGGGGCTATGGTGGTGAGCTTCTTTTCGATAACCAGAACCAAAGCGTCATCAAGAACAGCTTGTTGGGTTTCTTGGTCTGCAAAATAAGCGGAAATGAATCCCTTATCGAACTGCATACCCTCAACGACCTCAAGAGTCGTATCCATTGAGCTAGCTTCTTCAACGGTGATTGTTCCATCCTTACCAACCTTATCCATGGCGTCGGCAATAATGTTACCAATTGAGGTATCCCAGTTGGCGGAGACGGTGGCGACCTGGCGAATCTCTTCGCTGCTGCTTACCTTTTTAGAGATTTTGGCTAATTCTGCTACAGCAGCTACTACAGCCTTGTCGATACCACGCTTCAAATACACCGGATTTGCGCCAGCGGCTACGGTCTTTAGACCTTCACGATAGATTGCGGATGCAAGAACCGTTGCGGTGGTTGTTCCGTCTCCGGCCAAATCGTTGGTCTTGGAAGCAACTTCTTTTACCATTTGAGCACCCATGTTCTCAAACTTATCTTTGAGTTGAATAGACTTAGCAACCGTAACTCCGTCTTTGGTAATCAATGGAGAACCAAATCCACGTTCGATGGCGACATTGCGACCCTTGGGCCCCAATGTTACACTGACCGCATTTGATAGGGTTGTTACTCCAGCCAAGATTTTATTTCTGGCCTCTGCACTAAATAGGATTTCTTTTGATTTCATAATTATTTCTCGACTCCGAGGATTTCTTCGATGTGTAGAAGATAGTGTTTGGCACCATCAACCTTAAATTCATTTCTTAGGTTCTTAGGAACAATAGCGGTAGCCTCAGGAACAAGCTCTTCTGGAACTTGAACGTCCTTGGTTCCCTTACCGACAGCTATTACAACGGCTCTATTGAGTCCATCAACTGCTGTAGGTGGTATGTAAAGTTCAAAATCACCTGATTTTGTGGTTTCTTCGGCCTCAACAAGTCTTACTAAGACCATGTTGCCAAGTGGAATTATTGTTTTGCTCATAGTTTTTCGATTTTCTTAAATTTAGGTAATACCAACTGAACTTTCTTTTCAAAGACTGGTAAATGTTTTTCTATAACTTCAATCAACAACTTGTTACCAGCCTCAAGGGTGAACTTTTCAGAATTCTCAAGTCGGAGTTTTTCCGCATTTGGGACGTAGTTGATGTAATTTTCAAATACATCATTCATCTTACCAGCTGCGACACTGTAGTTTACGGTATACCAGTTTCCTTCTTTGACAATCCATTCATTGACTGCTGAATCGGGTATGTTGGTCAATGTTCCAGGCAACAATACCGCTAAGGTCTTTGGTAAAAAGTCCAATTGACCTGACCAACCAGAAGCAATTACTGGCTTGCCACTCAACGATGCTTCTAGTAGAGGGCGACCAAATCCTTCTCCGTGAGTAAAGCAAACGTGTGCTTTTACCTTTGGGTGATTGTATAGTCGATTCATTTCTTCAAGGCTTAGGTCGCCATGAACAAGATAGACGTTTGGTAAGTTTCCTTCCAATCCATGACGGGCACGATTAATCTTCTTCAAGATTTCATCCTTATCCATTTGAGAGAAATTGGCTCCAGAAGTCTTTAGAATCAATGCCGGTGCGTTCTTTTTATTCTTAAACACTTCACTGAACACCTTGACCAACATTCCAATATCCTTGCGGTCGGCTCCCAAGTCTCCTTGTAGCCAGTGACCAACCATCAAGAAACCAAATGTCTCTGGAATACTATTCATCATTTGGTCAATCGCAGGATTTTCCTTTTGGGTCTTTTTAAAGATGGATGTGTTCACCCCTTCAAATGCCACTTCGATTGGCTTGTTGAGAGCAACAGCCTCTTGGCGGCCGTCTGGATGGGTTCTTGTAAATGAAGCCTTAACAAATACATCCTTTGCAAATTTAGAAGGGACGATGTTAAGATTCATTCTGTTCAAACCATCAATCCATTCAGCCTTCGGTAAGGTTGTTTCAATACCGGCGGTGATACCAATGTTGAATTTACCCATTGCTTGAAATTCATTTGGTATGGATACCTGAACGAATAGTTCTGGCTGAGTGGTGATAGGTGCTGTAGCAATTGCTGCTCTAATCAAAGCGCTGTTTGGGTCTTCGTCCGTGTCCAAAGCAGTGTTTGGACAAGCCCCCCAACGCATAGGAATGATTTTCAAATCAAACTTTCCCCAGTTGATGAGTGCGATGCATATCTGCCTCATGTGGTCCCCATACCCGCTCCGAGATTGGACGGGTCCCTGTATTACACAAATTGGTTTTATTTCTTGATTCATAGGTCTAAATTGGTTTCTGTGATTATCTTGTAAGACATTTCATTTGTCAAACAATATTGTTGTGCGGCTTTTGTTTTTGCCATAATCTTTGGTTGTTTTAGTAAATTTGTAGGCTTGACTTCGTGTATCTCTGTTTGATTTATTAAGAAGTCTGGGACATAATATCTATTGACGTTCGTGGTTGGGTCAAAGTATTGAATGTGGACACCATGTTTCTTAGTCCATTTGATTCCGGAAAAGTCCATGATTTCCATGTATTTTTTCTCGTAGGAGCTTTCATAATACTCTTTGGTTCCGTCTGGCTTCTTGTGCCAACCCTTAACGAAGCGATGTTGATTTTTGAGAGTTCCATTGGCTAATTTTCGGGAAATGGTTTCTGATACTTTTTGTCCAAGAGCTTTATAGTCGGTTTTTCTTTTTGATAAATCGATTTCTCCATTATCATACATCCTCTGTATTATTATGGAGTTTTTCTTTGATAGTTTTTGTAATCGTTTGTCTGTTTTCTTAGATTTTCCCGTTGCCCAAGGTTCTCCAAAATTATATCCATTGCCCGGTTTTGCTAATTGAGGATGTGTGTCCTTTGTCAGACCATTGTTCCAACTGCCTCCATGATTTTTTGACCATTTACAAAATCCACGCTTAGCGTTTTCTCTCCTTTCTTCAAGCCGTCTGGGGTCTGAATTGGAACACTTCTTGCTACAGTATTTAGCAATGTCTTTACGATAGGTTCCGACGTAAAATGTGGAGCTACATACCTCACAATGTTTTTGAATTGGTTCTTTTCTTTTCATTTTCTATTTCCTTTATGAGTATGGTTTCGGCCCAACTGGATATCTTCAAACTATTGACCCTGCAATAGTTCTTGATAATCTCATATGATGGTGAGTTTATCGGAAGAGTCTTTTTTGGTGATTTTGTCATACCCATAAGTATATAGAAAGTGTAGAAAAGTGTATTTATTTACACTTTTCTTAAGATATTAAGGTGCCGTTCCTGGAGTGTTCTGTGCTTCTTGTTCTTCAATGATTGCGTGAATTTCGTTCTCTACATCGTTGATACGGTCTTTGAAATCGACGTTAGCAGCTTTCTTCTCATTCTTGATTTCGGAGAGTTGCTTTGTCAATTCATATACCTTTGTCTTTGCTTCGTCTTTAGTTAGTGGCTTTGCCATAGTTTTGTTGGGTTAGATTATTTGTTAAATTTTGATAATACTTTGTCTTTGTCGATTGGAGGAATTATGAATCCAAGATTATTGTCTGGCATCTGATGACCTACGTATTCGTCATGGCGGTGAAGATTAAACTTCTCTCTTCCCTTCCAGTTGACCATCATTGAATCGAGTCCTTCAATCATTTTGTTACACATGTTTCCGGAGTTCAATCCTCCAATTCCATTAGCGTATTCACGACCAAGTGCTCCATATTCGGTTCTTTTCTCATGACCAACGCTATACCAATACATCAATGCTTCAGCAGCATCTTCCCAGCGAGCATAGTCTGCCAAGATGTAAGGAGTTGGAATTGAACCCTGTAAGAGTCTAGCGCCTGGATAAATTGGCGTTACCCACTTACCATGCTTTTGGTATCTACCATCGTGGTTACTTCCCCATGTAGTATCAAATTCAACGAGCTTTCCAGATTCGTCTTGGAAACCACATTGGTCTTGAAGACCTCCGGTAACAGTTACAATGATTGGAGTTCCTGCCATGAGACTTTCAGCTGTTCCCAATCCAAATCCTTCATTGTCAGAAAGATTGATGGTAACATCAGCCAAATTATACAAGATGTTCATTTCTGCTGGACCATACTTTCCATTACTGAATAGAACATCATAGTTCGGACACAGCGCTTCCTTACATGCAATCAAATCGGTTCCAGCATCTTCGACTGGGTTAGTGTGAAGTAAAAATACACACTTAGCAGCTTCTTCCTTTGGAAGATTGTCACAGAAGGCTCGGTAAGCGAGCATAATGGACGATGTTTGTTTACGACGAATATTTCTACTGTTGTAAAGAACAACATATTTGTAATCCTTCTTAAAGAGGGATTTCTTCATTGCAGCCACCTTGGCCAAATCAGCTTCGGAAGTCAATGGACGAAATACGTCGGGATTGATTCCGTGTGGGACATAAGTAACTGTGGTCGGCTTGTTATATGTGGTTCCCAAGATGCTCTTAACAATGTTTTCAGTTTGTTTGCTGATACATCCAATCCAATCACAGCTTTGATAGAATGGGCGATTATACATTGGGTATGGTAGGTCGTCCCAAATTGAATAGAATCCAATTGGAACCTTTTGACGAACTTCACGTTCAATTCCATATAGCCAAATCCAGAAACGTGGGTCAGTGAAGTGGAGAATAGCGTCTGGCTTTTCCAAGCCCATTACTTCATTCAAGATTTCAGGGCTTCCATATCCATCGACTGGATAGAGTTGAACATATGGGTCAACGATGCCGGTTTCTACCTTTGTAGCATCATTGAGGTTCATGACCCTACCCTTTTCAGGATGTTGAACAGCTCCGGCGATTTGTGCCCAATTATATTTGTGAGCGGTTCCCATTACGAATTCTCTGGCCATCGTTGCGATGCCTGAGTGCATTCTTAGGTCGTCACAGAGAAGCAAAATCTTTTTGCGTTGTTCCTTTGGTAAGTATCCTTCACGTTGTCCGATAATAGAGAATGACATAATGTAACTGTGTTAGTATGGAGTGTTTTAAGTGTTTGTCAATTAGAATGATGAGCCGCTCGCTTGAAGGTCGGTTGTTTTATCGACCTGCGTGCGGAATGCTTCATTGTTGACATACAGATAAACACAACGATTGACCAATTTCTGTAGAGACATTCCGTTTCCGACTGATAGATGCTTGAATGCATCATACTTGTCCTTGAATACGTGAACGCTCGTGAAAGAGGTTTGGTGGTTTCCTTTGAGTCTCATAAATTTCCTTGGTTAGTTTACATTCATATATATGGATGTATAACGGAAATAATCGCTCAAAAGCGATTTTCTATCTTCTTATATACCACTCTAAAAATAAGGATATTTTAATCCGTTATTTATTTAATGAGGACTCAATCTTTTCTTTATATTTAGTCGGAAACCCAATCATGACCTTGGTAAAGGTCTTTCCTTTGATTTCTCTCTTATAATGAAATTCATCAACAGGAATTATAGTTTTTCCAGGCAAAAATTGTGGGACCTCGGACACAGGAACCTTCTTCCACCCCATTCTATTCGCCATTGCTTCGGCAGCACCGGACACTTCAGCGTATGTTCTCTTCAATAACAAATCGTCTTTAATGATGCGTATTAAGTCAATAAGACCTTGTGTTGGTTTCGAACCTTCTCGACCAGACGATGCTCCCATGACTCTTTTCAAACCAAATTCAGTTCTTTGAACAATAGCAATGGCTACAACATCTTTACCTCTCCTTGACATTTTCCAAAACATGTCTGGGTCATTGGCTAATTTAATCAATTCATCACGCATGCCTTGTTCAGTTTCAATTCCCTTGTATCCGCCGGCATAACGGTAAGATTTGACCATTAATGGAAGCACTTGGTCAACAAACTTGAGCTTCTCTTGAGTGGTTCTCGCGTTGAGAACATGCTCTTTCAAGACCTCTTGAACAGATTCTATAATAAGTTTTCTAATATCTGAGCGATTCACTTAAATAAATATAGAACAACTCTCTTATCCTTCCTTTCCGTCGCAATATTTTTCACCCGTCACTGTATTTACCATGTCCTTGAAAGAACAATATTTGCAGTTCTTTTTGGCTTTTCCGGGATTCTTACCAAATGGAGACTCCTTGTTGTATTCTCCGTGGGCATCAAAACACTCATTGATAAAGTCTAAGAAAGACTCTTCAACCATTTTCAAGCTCATTTTTCCATCGGGAGGAGCAACACGTTGAATTCTCTGTTGTGGGAATGCCAAATCTTCGTATAAGCGCCTCTTCAAGATAATGAATTCAACTTCAATGTCACTCAAAGGTGTCTTATAGACTTGATTGTAGAATCTCTTGTATAGCAAAAGTTGGTCGAGCTTTGTTCGGTCAGCCTTTTGATACTTGTTCCAACCAAACGTAGAAGTTTTGAAGTCCAAAATGCGAATCTTTCCGGTGGATTTCTCTCTCAATACAATGTCAAGAAATCCCTTGTAAATGATAGTTCCGCCGCGGATGGGAATGTTGAGAGGAAGTTCGATACCAACAATTTCGTAAATTTTAGATGGAAAATGTTTACTTCTCACGGAATGAGATACAAAGTAATCGATGATATTTTTACCATCAACTCTAAATTCTTCAATTTCAACATCAATGAATTCACTTGGGAGCTCTACGTGCTCTCTATTTTCAGAAAGAGCTTTCTTTTTCTCTTCCTCTCTTCCCTTAGTCTCTTTTTCTCGTATCGTCTTAATTTCTTTGTCATATTCTGTGTTGAACTGACCAACGCAATCAATAGCTTCAGCTTCGATTGCTCCTTTGGTGTAAAGGACATTTAAGAAATTTTGTAAAACCGTATGTATAGCCTTACCAAAGGCTGTGTTGATGGAGTCGTCCCAGGTTGAGAGCTTGTCCATATATGACAATTTCCATTGAAACGGACATTTTAGCCACATTGCATATTGACTAAAACTCACCGTTTTAGGCTTCTTCGCTGTTGGGTCTTTTTGTGGTGTGGTTGGAGGAACAACTGAAACGTCTATTGCCTTTAGAGCCACTTCATCACCAACAATAAAAAAATCTTCCATTTCTACAATTACAACAGATTTTTTTACCACTGTCAACAGATTTTGATTGGCGTTAACGCATTTTGGCCGATACTTATTCTAATATGCAAATCGAAGCAATCACTCTTATTATAGGAAGCCTCGCATCAATCCTTACTGCTCTGGTCAGCTATATCGCCGGAAAAAAGAAGGCAACAAGCACAGACTTTGATGTTCTAATCAAGGCCAACGAACAATTTCGTTCTGAAATCAGAAATGAACTTGCCCAAGCTCGTCAAACAATCGAAGAATTGAGACAAGCCATGAAAGATAAAGACAAGGAAGTTTCGGATTTGCAGAACTCTGTTAACGATTTACAAACTGAAATCGTTGAAAAAGACAGAAGAATTAGTGACCTTAAAATTGATTTGATGAAAAAAGATATTAGGGTATCTGAGTTGGCAGCTAGACTCACGATGCTTGACAAGCAATCATAATGAATGGGCTCCTACATTTTGGAGAAGACTTAAAGAAGTTTTATAGAGACAAAATAGCCTGTCATTGGCCGGCTAAGCCAGATTCATTGTCCACAGATAAGTCTATTCTCAGAGGACTGAAAAAGAGCGAAATTCCAGCCATCTTAGCTACACAGGTCAAAGATGAACTTCCGATTATTATATTTTCCAATGAAGCACATGAAAAATTGACCGGCTATTCAATGGAAGAATTGATTGGAAAGTCCACCAATATATTCTATGGAAAAAATACCGATAAACATTCTCTCAAAGACCTTATTGAGAATCTAAAAGAGAATGGATTCTGGACCGGCAAGTTAGTCTGTTATGATAAGCGTGGTAAAGAATGTTTGATTTCTTTTAATATCATAACCATCCTTGTAAATAACAAACGATACCACATAGCTTACAAGAAGAGGTTGACGAAATGAACATATTGTATGTTGAAGATGATAGGTTAATATCTGAACTAGCCAAATATATTTTCGTTGAGCTAGACCACACGGTTATTTTTTGTCAAACTATCCAATCTGCCAAGAGCGTCATAGAAAACGAAGGCTCTAAAATTGATTTGATATTTTTGGATTTGTTATTGCCAGACGGAAGCGGCATAGATATTTTAGATTTTATGGAATCCTCTCATTCAGAGATTCCGGTTATTGTTATTTCTGGTAAGATTGATAGTTATAGGGAAAGATTAAATGAACATCTCAGTAAAAAGACTGTGATGGGTGTTTATTCAAAACCTCCGTGTTATGATTCCATAGTATCGGACATGAACACATTATTTTGCAAGAAATGAATAAACCAACTCCCTTCTCACATCTTCTACAGAAAAAAGGCATTCTAAAAAATTTTTCTATTGCGAAAACCGTTCCTCACAAGGAAATAGAAGCTCTCAAGGAAAAAGTCAGAGCATCAACCAAATCTGAGGAAGAATATAACAAGGTATTTGAGCAAGAAATGATTCGTGTTGGGAACATGCACGATGTATCCAATCCGATTCCTGGCATCATCTATGATGAGCAGAAGAAGGGGCGCTCCGCTAAACTTCTGAAACACATGCTTGAAGTTTCTAAGAAACTAAAGGCTCAAAACTTTACCAAAGCTGAGATGTGCTTCTTTATAGTATCATTGATAAGTGCTCTGGGACTCACCAAAGAAGATTTCTCTGGAACGGATTTTACTGACTTTGGCTTGAAGCCAAGGAAAAAGCCTCCAGAAGACGAACAATACGACGATGGATATAGTAAGGATTAAGCAAGCTTCATCTCTTCGATGAACTTGCTTACGTGTCTGTTCAATTCGGTATCATTTACCAAATCATCAGACTTAACATGTTCCCACTCTACTCTATAAGAAGCTAGAGCCTTTATTTTTGGGTCGTTGAGAGCTTCATGGTCATTTGCTGGTTGAACAAACTTAAATTCGTTCGCTCCAACAACATCAACGTCTCCTCGTGAGGTTCTCTGTGTATATGGAAATGGAACAATCTCATAGCGACTGACATGAACCACTACACCGTGCCAGTCTTCCGTTACCCAATGAATTTCATCCTTGGGATAGTGAGCATAACGAATGTCGGTGATGATGGCGTAATCAGCATCAATCTTTTCTAAATTTGATTGGACAATGTTAATCCAATATTTTCCACCGGTTCTTTTTCGTTGAGCATCACCATACCAAACTAAGAACGGACGAATCAAGTTCTTTTCTTCGGTAATTTGGGTAAAGGCGGAGAATCCAAAATTCTTCTTACAGAATTCATCACAATCAGCCTTCAAAGCGTCTGCCAATGCAAACTTGATAACCGACTTATTTTTTGCAATAAGCTGGTTCATTAAAATGAGAGCGAAGGTGTCTTTTCCGCTACGGGCAACTCCCGCTATTCCTATAATAAGTGGTTTATGTGATGCCTGCATATTTTTCAAATTTATCTTTGTATTTTTCTACAAATCGGATTTCTCCGTTTAGATATTTATCCTTTAGGATAGATGAGTTTGGCTCAATGTCAATCAGTTTATACTCTAAACCATTTTCTATACAGAATTTTTCGCCCACTTCTTTTTTTAGTTTTACCAACAGAGTTTCCCATAACTTCTTGGGCTTTACTTCTATCAACGAATTCCCAACTAAGAAATCGGGCTGATATGTTCTGTCTGTTCCATCATAACTTTTGTATGGTATTCTATACTTTTGGGCGCTTTCGCATGATAGACCTTTTCCCTCTACTTCTGTTATAAAGTATTGCAATTCTCTAAGGCTTCTAAAGTGATGACCTTTATACCAATTGGCCCACCCGTTGCCAGAACCATTTGGAGAAGGTTTTCCATACATCGGATTTTTCTTTCCCACTCTTCCAAAATGACTTCGCCAAATCAACTAACTTTACATCAGTTATTTTCTGCTTCTTTCTTGAGTTTTTCATATGCGGTTCTCCGTTTTTTGTTTACCGCATCACGATTTTTTCGGTAATACTCAATCGCACGAATGCGTTTTTCCTCAAGTATTTGCTTGTATGTTTTGTTGTGTGATTTGCGGCCCATATGAATAAATATAAACTATAAACGAAAAGCGACGATTTATTACTTATTATATAATATTCTATTCATGCCCAATCAACTTTTCCATTTCTTTTTCGGTATAACCAAACAAAGAAACAATTTGCTTTATCTGTTCTTCGGTCATTAAAGAAAGATACTCTGTTACGTTTCTTTCACTCTCCATGAAGTATCCTTTCATTAGTCCAATCAATTCTTTAGTATGCTCCTTTGACTTGGAATTCTTAATATAAGGATAGTAGGCTCGACCTTTGGGAACAATGGCGATGCAGCACTGATAAAATAGTTCTGGGTCAAGAGTCTGATATTTTTGAATCTCATTGACCAATTCTATTAGATTTGGCTGCATACTCAAGAATCGACAAATCATATAATTACTCCAACTCTTTCTGTCAGCATCAGTCAAGTTTTTGAAATAAGCAGGGTCTTGCTTTTCTCTAATGTGATTGATGTGGTCAAACAAGCCCTTGGCTTTGACTCCAACCGTTCCGGTGACTGTAGATTTCTTTTTAGGCATTTAATTTTCTCTTTTTACATACCAATCCAATATAACCATCATTTCTGCCGTTTGTCGATTCAATTAGATATTTTTCCTGAACAATTCCAATTATTTCTTCGTAGGTCGGTATTTCGATAAATTGTCCGTATAGAGTCATATACCTTCTTTCAATCGGCAGTTTAACATCAGTTTGTATATTGAACATCAACATTCCTTCTTCTGAAAGAAGGGTGTAAGCATCATCGAAAAACTTCAATCGTTGTTTGGGAGATAGATGTTGAAGAACATTGGAGCTAAATACTATGTTGAACTTGCCAGCATTCTCTGAAACATATTCGGGAGGAATGTGTCCCTCAGAGGTGCATTTTTTAACATCTGGTGTTTTTGGAACAACGTCAAATCCTACATAATTGAACATAGTGGTTGCTTCAACATAATTTCGAAGAGAACCATAGCCAGGCCCAAGCTCCAACAGCGATAGATTGTAGTGTCGGAACTCGTCTATCCAATTTATAAGACCCACACTACGAGCAATTCTCAAATTCATACGATTTCCACTCATATGATTGTAAGCAACTGTAGTTCCGTTATCGACGGCATTTGCTACACAATCGGTGCTAAACAAATCCTCACACACTTTCCAAAAATCTTCCGAATTGATTACGTCTGGATGAAGAAGCTTCAAATCCTCTTCTGTTGGAATCCATGTTTTGGCTCTCCAAGCAGCAAGCCAGTCCTTATAAACTTCCAATGAGGTAATTTTGAAGTGTTCGGTGATTATCTTTTTTATTTCGTCGTAGGTTTTCATTTTTGCAATACTAAAACTTTTTTGTCATACGGAATGAACGCTTCATAACCAAGTTTTGAACGAGCGTTTATCCAATTACCTTTTGAATTCTTTACACTCGCAATCTTTTTCAAAGGTTCGGTGTCGTCTATACCACTAGAAGTAAGTCTTGGGCGACGATTGAAAAATTCTTGTCCAATTGGTAAAGAGGAAAATTCAATATTTTTGAACTCTCTATCATCATATGCGTTTAAGTCATAGGTCATAAATTAAGCTTTTTCTTTAGCGGTATCTTCTTTTTGAGATTTCTTTTCAACTACAGGCCTCTTTACTTTAAATTCTGGTTCATTCCACGCAGTCTGTGTATATTTTCTCTCAGGCCTCGATGAAGTTTGTTGACGGACAATCTTTTGCCCATGAATTGAAACGGTGTCCTTTAAAGCCGTGATGGTCTTTGTCATTCTTTTCATTTCATCATTGTGCTCTTTATGAGCCCCCACCAATCTCTTTGTTGTCTCTTCGTTTCTTTTTAAATCAATTTCAAGTTGAACAATTTGAGCTTGTCTGTTTACATCTTGATTTCTAAAATAAACAACAATAACCGTTAAGCCAATATAGACAACCCAAAAGTTGTCTCTCCAATAAGCCATTGCCAAAGGAACTAAAAAAACCGTCGCTAGCCAAGTCAGATTTATACGCATAAAAAAAGGATACCCAAACATATCGGGTATCCTTGTGATGGTCAAGTCAATTAAACTCTAGCCTTGTGCTCTCTAATTTCCCTCACGTTGGTCATGAAGGGAACCCAAGAGGGGTGATGTGCAACGTCAATGGTAGAACTTAACGGAACACTCTTTGGAGAAACTGGCTTACGGATTAACTTTAAGCCAGCCTGGTCAGGAGTCTTGTCAGCCTTTTTAGAGTTGACGTTCTTCTCAGCCCAAACCATGTTTTCAAAGGTGTTCTTTCCACCCTGAGCACGAGGAATAACGTGGTCGATGTTACCTTCGCTCTTACCAATTAACTTTCCGGTGTATTGACACACTCCACCGTCACGGCGCCGAATAGCATCCTTGGTAGGGCGCGGAGTAATCAAAGGCATCTTAGAGAAATTGGTTTGAACAATGACACGAGGAGCACGGATTTCCATGTGGCCAGTGTGGATAACCAAATCGTAGGAACGAATCGGAAGCTTGACCCACTCATCCCAAGTAACAGGGTTGGCGTAAATCATGTTGCTGTAATCAACTTCGCCGGTGGCGGCATCGACCTCAAACTCTTGGTCAATAGCCATCGCTGGCGGATTCTCACCGTCCTTTCCACCAAGCATTGCGACAAGGGCTTCCTTGACGTTCTTGGGTGAAATAGGTTGCCATAGTGCGTTTAACACTAAGACTGGTTGATTTAATACGTTCATAGATGTAACATTAGGTTGTTTTTATAAAAAGTCAAGGTTTAGTTTGTCTTTTATAAGTTGTTGATTTGCAACCACCTGTAAACTGGCTGAGTTTTAAATCGTCTGTCTAATACGCTTAAATGACTGACAATAAATATCATCAGATATGCGGATTCTTCTCGACGATGTATTTTTCTGTTTTTCTTAGCAGATTGATAATGTCGGGAAGATTTGGTAACACTATCATTTCAATTCCCTTTGTATAAGAAAGCATAAGCTCGTAGATTTTAGCTTCGCTATCATCTTGCATAACCGCTTTGTTTCCGTCTGTAGTGACAATTCTTTTTACTCCCTTTTGGAGTATCATTCTCAAACACCTGTGACATGGGCGGCCGGTGACATACATTGTGGAACCAACAATGTCTTGGAAACTACCATTGTATGCCAGCAGGCAATTTTCTTCTGCGTGAAGTAGGTGGGCATATTTGGCTGGTCGTTCCAATGGAATCAAAGAGTCATCAGAGCCTTTGATTGGACCGTTGTAGCCAGTAGATAACACCTTGTTTTCGGAACTGACAAGAACCGCTCCACATTTGGTGGATGGGTCTGGACTACGTTGTGCCACTAAGAAGCACATCGTCAAAAAATAATCATCATACTCAATCTTATCACTCATACTGTTGTTTTTCTGTAATTGGAAGTTGGGAAAATGGAATAACAAATCTGGACTCACAGTGCCTACATGTTGCTAGGCCTGATTGATATACTCTAACCACCGAATCATTTTTGTTACATGAATCGCAATGCCATTTCTCTTTATCTCGCACCAAGTATAAGAAAGATGGGGTCGGCTTTTGGTGTGGGTATATTCCCACACACCAAAATGACGCTAGAGAGCAAATTACGTTCATTAACAAAAAACCTCCGATTTTAAGCCGGAGGTCTTCGGTGTTTAACCAAAAATTCGAGCTTATTAGGCGAGAACCTTACGAAGTGTTGCAACTTGGCGTCCATCAAGACGAATCTTGGTGAATTCATTCGTCTCAGGATTTACTCCAGAGAGAGTGAGATAGGTTGCTTCGCTCTTCGTGTTTGCCTTCGATAGATAGGCAACGAAGTTTTCTTGATTAACGTAAACGGAAGTCTTGCGTCCGTTGTGGGTAGTGCGGGTCTTTGTCATAGTATTTTTATTCCTTATATTAGGAGTATTAAGATGCCATTTTGTAACCGATAAGGCTGTTTGTCAACGTTTTTTCGTGTATAATAATCGCTTTCTCTTTACCTTTGAACTCAAACTCTAAGTGAAGCTTCTTTTTATACAGTCGATATTCCCAAGAATCTCTCCAAGGAGAAATGGCATGGGCGCGGGAAACTTTGTCCTTCTCATGGTCAGAATAATGAAATAAAGGAGTAATTTTTTTAGGCCAAGTAGAAACACAAACTTTAAGAGCGGTCATTGCATCGTATCCATCAGGATTTAAAGCATGATGGAGATTGTCATAGGTGATAGGAATTTTTCTCTTGGAAAAAATGTAATTTTGAAGAGCCTTAACTGACCAACTATTTTTCTTGTCTTCATTTTCAAGAACCAAACGAAGTCTGACTGAATCTGGCAATGAATCGTATTCGTGAATGAATCTATCAGCAATTTTTTGAAGTGTTTCGTGTCCGCCACCCAAGAAGCAATTCAAATGAATGTTGATAGGAGCTTGGTAAGACCTTGGAAGTTCGAGTAAATCCATAATGAACCCATGTTGAATTAATTCACGGCGAGCCGACTCACGAACATGGTCTTTTTCGGAAGCTAAGACAACAAATTGGTCAGGATGCATACTACAACGCATATCGCTACCAATCATGAAATAACCAATAGATGCAGCAGCCTTCTTAATTTTATCAGCATCTTTCAAGTCCTCAAGTTGGTATTGAACTTGAGGATGGGTCATCAACGGAAACACGTTACTTCCAATTCTATAATTCCAACCGTGGTTAGAACAAGTCAAGATGTGCTGTTTGATAGCCTTCATGTTGGCTAGAGCTCGTTCTGACAATGCTTCCATTGCTTTTGCTTTGCCAAGTTTGACGTATTGTGAATACGTCATGGTTTTAAACTTACACCCCTTATCTTGAAGGCCGGTGTGGATGCAGCAAAGAGACGGTTTATGTTGAATCATTGTTACATATTATAGTAACAATCATTCGTGTCAACGCATTTTTCTTCTTATAAAAACAAACCCAATGGACACGGCTATAAAAATAGCTCCATAGGTTGAAGGTTCTGGCACCGGACGAGAAACTTGTGCTCCAAATCCCATAAAATCCATGTTTCCATACCCAGCAGAATCGGTATTTGTTGGATAGTAGGTGGCATTGTTCCAATTGACCAATTGTGTTCCCGTTGTAGCAGTAACATCACCAGCCATCAGTGAATATCCGTAAATAGTTTGTCCAGGACTCAATCCTAAATCTGCCATACGAATCAAAATACCCACAAGATATAAATCGTTTGCTCCCAAGGTTCCTGAATTCGTATCCACTGTTGCTACTGTTTGATTTGTATTGTTTGTGGGGCTTGTGTAAAGATTGTCTCCAAACGTTGTGGTTGAACGAAGATATGTTCCATTGGTTCCGTCAGGCGTTCCCACAGGCCCACCAAATGAATCGGATGCAACTAACAATCCACTGTTGGCATATGCAGTTGGTGTTCCTGCTCCATCAACTGATGTATAAGCTGCGATGCGGAAGCCGTCGCCGAAGTTATTTTGGTTTTCCAAATCAAAAAATACCAATGCATCGTTGGCTTGAACAGTATATCCCCCACTAAAATAAAAATCCATTCTTTCAATGTTGGTGTTCTGTGCGCTGGTTCCGTTTGCAAATGGATTTCTGATTCCTTGGCTTAAATCACCACTCAACATAACTTCTGAAAGAGTTGGAGTTGTATCTCCAGCTCCTATAACTTGATTGGGGGAACCGAGAGAGTTGTATTGATAAAATACCGTAGAGTTATTTGGGCTTGTTGTTCCCGTGTTTCTTCTGAAAAATACATTGTCGGCGACCGGACCAGTAAATTGATAATCTCCTAGTGTCGTATTGATTGTCGATACTACTGAAGTCTGATTCAAGTATCTAATTTCATCGACGTTTCTGTTGGCTCCATTTGATGAAACGCCATACGTCACACTGTTGACTGCCACTTGTCCGAAGCAAGATGACACCAATAATAGGAGAAAAATGAGTTTTTTGTAGGGGTTCATACCTATAAGTATTGTTTAGGGTATAATAAATCCACTTGGGTCGTATTTACAAGGAGCTTTTATCCATTTTTCACAATACACATCCTTTGGGTCAGCGTGGACCAGTAATTCTGGCCCAAACCAAACTTCTGGAGCTATTACAACCTTATTTGGATTGTCTGATAGCCACGCTCCCCACCAAGTAAATGTAGAATTAGATATAGCAAAATGATGACACAAAGATAACAGCCACAAAGCCTCATGTCGAATGTAATCCACATAAACTACGTTAGAAAAATGTAAATTTTGTTTACACCATTCAACATCGTCACTCACAATAAAAATGAAATCACTCTGAGGCAACATTTCTTTGACCATGTAAAGGTAATCCTTTGATACAACAGGATGCCTGTTTGGAAATGTTAAGAAATCTCCTCTTCTGACAACGATGGCGGATGTGATTCCTTGTTTTAGTTGGGGATATTCTTGATACACTTTGGTTAAAAACTCTTCCGTAGGACCGTAGAGAGATTTTATCTCATTGGCATACTCTTTGAAAAATTTTTCGCTTTCAAAGTATCCCCTAAATACCGTGGGTTTTGTATCGTGTGGAGTCAACAACGTATAATGATGTGGGCTTTGAATGTAATGATATGAGTCGTCATTTTCTGGAGACCTATCAATGGTAAATTCAAGTTTCCTAAACACTGTAGAGTAATAATCGCTTACAGATGTATCATGTTTTGGTAAAATCAACTGTCGATTGTGACGAATTGATTGGGCATAGACATTTGCAATTTGAAACATCTGGTTTCCAAGTCTTCCTGTCATTCTACATGTTACAAAGTTGTTCACACTATTCTAAATTTGTTATAAGAGCCATTCCATATATCGTGGGTAATAGCGTTTCCCGTTATATCAATATCAGATTCTCCTTCACGTTGAATTACTGACATAGGATGGACAAAGTATTTATTGAAATAGGTTCTATCACCAATCCATCCATCATAGATACAATCAGTGTATGGTCTAAAAGTCAATAATTCATCGATACATTTACTGTTTATTCCTACAGCATGGAACGTTAAAACAATGTTCGGCTTCAAAAGATTTTCAGACACTCTTTTTACTTCTCCGTCTATTATCAATCCTCCAAAATAAAGAAAATCCCAATCTGGAAATTCTGAAATTTGGTCTAATGCTTTTTCTACATTTTCAAGACCATTTTCACAAAACATCATGTCATCTTCACAGACCAACACTCTGTCATAGCCTTCTTCTTTTATCTTTAAAAATGTGTTGTGAAAGGCTTTGCTACAGCAATCTCCTTTCCAAACTGTTTCATTTTCGCTTGGCTTGTTTTCTTTCGCTGTTTCTATATCATCTACACCTGGAATTCTTTCAAAGAAAGAAGAGAGGCCAATTCTTGAAACTTCATTTTCAAATAGCTTCTTTCTTTCTGGTCTCTTATCAAGATTTATGTAATATCCCTTTTGAAAAAACTCGTCAATCTTCACTGTAAATTGGTGGACCTGCGGGGAGTTGAACCCCGGTGTTTCATAAATTGCTCATCAGACATATACAAGCGTTAACACGGTGGATATGATTGTGGTTAGTAGTGTGCTCCACAAAAATTAGAGTCAGTAGTTTCTTCGTTGTTACAGTCTCACTTTCTCACAACGAACATATCAGCAGAGGTTGACGTATTGACCCACTTATCTGCGTGGTGGAATACGGACTGCTCAGTTTATTAAGCAGCGACAGCCATAGCGGCTCCAACGTTCTTCGCCTTGCGGAGAAGTGTTAGAACATTTAGCTTAGCAAGATTTCTCTTAGCATTTAGTTTTTGTAATCAGGATTATGCAGGATGTTTACCACCTGCGCTTGCGTTCCGAGCTCAACCCATAAAGTCGAATCCTGGACAGGCCCAAAAATAAACAGACGGTAGATGTGTGTGGCTTTCCAGTTCGGCGGAGGCTTCCTATTCCGTGACTTCGGGTTTTGTTCAAAAAGAACTTTCCTACTATTGTGTCGTTGGAAAACGCTACGTATAACATAAGTGGCAGTGTAATCTCTACTCATATCTGCTCCGTTAGGAGTTTATCCGTCTGCTATAAAATTGTTTAGTATCAAAGAACTGTCTATAAATATAGTCCGTTTTATTGATAAGTCAACTATATTTTATCTATCCGATTCAATATAAATTCTATTAACATCTATCCCAACGGTTCCGACGGTCGTATTTGTAGCGCCGTTTCCTATTACTACCTGAGGACCAAGAAATACCGTGGATGTTGGGAGATTGTTTGTTATACTCGAATTTATCAACGTTGTCGCAAGAGAACCAGAACCATTGTCTTGCATATCTACTCTGAAATAAACTGTTGAATCATTTGGTTTTGCATACATATAAACGTCAAAGACACTTCCTCCGTTGATGACCGAGCCACTTATTGCTGTCGAATAAGTTCCTACGGTATCTCTCGAAATAAATGATAGAGAACTTCCCGAATCAAATGAAGCTTTCCACAATCCGATTGTGTTATTTTGCATTGTATCTGACGATACTACTTCTGCAGTTCCGGGAGTCATACCACAAAAAATTCTAGAACCGGATGCCCAAGCAGCAATTCCAAATCTAGCGAAGAAAAACCAGCCACCCAAACCAGAAGAATTTCCTCTCCAAAATTGAGGGCTTCCGGCGGCCGTGCAAATTATTCCCATTGATTGATTTTGTGTCGTGGCCGCATTGACATGCCTTGTTCTTTTTAGAGAATTCAATAAAACAGGAACAGTAGATGTTGGCGTCGGTGTAGATACTGTTCCTGCGCTTCCGCCTTTTGCCCATGTTGTTCCAAAACCAAGAGTGACGGTAGTTCCACTTGAGGGTGTATAAAATATTTGTGTGTTTCCAAATAATGCTGGTTGAAATGGAGTGTCGATTCCTGATGGACCGACCCATTTTGGCAACATTCTTCCTGAAACATTTTTTGAATATATTCTTAAGTTATTAGAAGATGAACCTGCCGGCTCATTTGTTATTCCATTCAATATTATACTTGTGTCAGTTCCATTTAATCCGAATTCATTGGCACTTTTATCCCAAGTGATATTAGAATCTCCACCGATTATATTTCCTCCGTCATTAAATTGAATGGATTTATCTGTTCCCGATGCAATTAATCCCATTCCTGTCAAAACATTTCCATTTGAATCAAGAACATTCCATCCAGAATCCCATACAAATTGCATTGTATATCCACCCAAAAGATTTATTTTAATTAATTCTACCGATGTAGTTCCGTCAAAATGTTGAGCTGTAATCACGTTTGGACCGGTTGATGTATTTCTAATACTGATAAATTTGGCCTGTCTTTGCGTCGACCCGGCTGGCGACCCGATTATAGTTGTTGTGGTTGCTGACGAAACAATAGTATTTGTTCTTCCGGGAGTGAACGTTGATGTAGTTTGGTCGGCCCAGCTTGCTTGGATATTAATACTAGCCGTGGTTGTGGTGACTATTCTGATAATGTCTGATGTGGATGTTAGTAACATATGTTAATCTTTTTAAAAACCTATTGATGTGATTGAAAATACTTGTGCCTGACTTAGGCCGCTTCCCACCGCAGCGGGAGCCCACGATGCAGATACCGCGAATGACGCGGTGGCTTGAATACTGGAACTTAAAGACAAATTTATCGTAGCATTGGTAGTAGGATTAGTTACGCTGGCTATAATTCCACTGGCCGATACAATTGATATAGAAGATACTCCACCACCTACACCACCAGGTGCCCAAGACGCACTGACAGCAAACTGAGACCACGATGCAGTTCCAAACAGTGAGCCGGTGATTTGTGGACTGTTAACAATTGAAGAAGTTATCTGCGTGCTGTTAAACGAACTTGATAGAGCTACGAGCCTGTTTGAAAATGAAGCAGAGGTTGTTGCTACTGCTATATTTGTTACTGTGAAAGATGAACTTAATGGTGCTATCGAAGCACTCAAAGCCTGCAATGAACCGGATACAATTATTAGGCTTGAGCTTACTGGTATAACTGAGGAGCTGTTCGTGTTTACGACTGTGGTTAGAGCCACGACAGTTGTAGTAAACGATGAACTTGTTGCCGTGGCGCTTGTAGAAAATGAACTTGATAGCGTTCCAAGTCTCGTTGAGAAGGATGCTGATGAAACGACGAAAGAAGATGATACGGCAGTTAGCGACGTATTGGTTGCGACATTTGTAACAGTCAACGAAGAGCTTAATGGTGCAATCGATGCGCTTAGAGCTTGCAATGAACCAGAAAAAATAATCAAACTGGAACTGACAGGAATTAACGACGAACTGTTTGTGTTGACAGTAGAAGTCAAGGCTACAATAGTCGTCGTCAAAGATGAACTTAGTGGAGCAATTGATGCACTTAGAGACTGAAGCGAGCTTGAGATTACAATCAAACTCGAGCTAACAGGAATCAACGAAGAGCTATTCGTGCTGACCGTTGATGTGAGGGATACAATTGTCGTAGTAAATGAAGAGCTGTTCGTGGTATCCGATGTTGCGAATGATGAAGAATATGTCAGTGCGTTTAAGGCGAACGATGCCGTTGTTGCCATAGACGATGTTCCAAAGCCAGGAGTTATTCCCGCTGCCGATTCCGCCTGCACTCTTAATTGATTGTTTGCATCTAAAAATAAGCTAGACGTTGTTACGCCATCTGCGTTCATCAACGAGAGAACCGGGCCGTTTTTTTGGTCAAATAGAATTTCTGAAATATTGCTCATAGCTTACTTATAAGTATTGAAACCGATGGTTTTGAGTGTGAAGTTGCAATAGAAGGTGGCGGTATAACCTGCATGGAACCACTATTTCCAGCGAATTCAGCTCTGAGAGCGGAGCCTGATAGAACAGGAATTATCACCTTTGAAACTAATGGCTGAGGAACGTTGTTGGCCGTGAATGAGAAAGCAGAATAACTTCCTGATATTTCAAGATTATCAAGAACCAATCTTGTTGCTCCGACCAAAGTTCCGCTGCCTGTCTTTTGCATGTAGGTAGTTAAAGTAACTTCATATAATCCACCCAAAGAACATGTGAATTGTCCAGATGATGTTGAATGTGTCCATGCCGGAGAAGGAGTTAAAATATTGCTGAAATTAATTTCGTTAAACGTATTGACAGACAGAACAGACTGTGAGCCAGTTCCAATTGCTGTGTAAAATCCGGATGCTGTTGCGTTTGCTGCCCATGAGGCTGTTCCAAACAAAGAACCTGTTATTTGTGAACTGTTGATGAATGAACTTGTAACTTGTGTGCTATTGAATGAGCCAGAGAGTGCAACGAGTCTACTTGAGAAAGAGGCTGAAGAATTTACAAAAGAACTTGATACAGTAAGTAAGCTTCCACTGTCAGCCAATTCCCTTGCTGTAAATGATGCAGAAGTGGCCTGGTAAGATGAGGATAACGCTAATAGACTTCCTGAGTCAGCCAATTCTTTTGCAGTGAAGGATGCGGATGTTGTCTGATAGGATGACGACAGTGCCAACAAACTTCCGCTATTTGTAAATATCCTTGTGCTAAATGATGCAGAAGATGCAACAAAAGATGCCGATACTGACAGTAGACTTGAACTATTCGTAGTGACATTTGAAGTCAAATTACTTATAGTAGAAGTTAAAGATGAACTATAAGATAAAGCATTTGAAGAGAAAGATGCTGTTCCATCCAAGCTACCACTGAAGGAACTTGTAACGTCAGTTGGAGTTATTCTACCCAAAGTAAGTGTTATCGATGGAGTAGTAGTTGCGTTTTGAACCGTTCCACTTACGCCGTTTGCCGTAGCAACGGACACCGATGTTACTGAGCCTGTTGCAGACGTTCCTGCTGTTGGTGCCCAAGACGCAGAAATTGCATTTACCGACCACGACGCAGTTCCAAATAAAGAACCGGTAATATTTCCTGAAAATGATGATGTTACGTCCGTTGGAACTATTCTACCAAGGGTTACTGTTATAGCGGGCGTTGTTGTTGCATTTTGAACGGTTCCACTAACTCCGTTTGATGTATTAACAGATACATTGGTTACTGAGCCGGTAGCCGATGTTCCCGATGTTGGTGCCCACGATGCCGAAATTGAATTTTGTGCCCAAGAGGATGTCCCGAATACTGAACCAGTTATTTGAGTGATTAGAGCAGATGATGCTGTTATTGATGTTGATACAGACAGTGAACCACTCAAAATTGTTATGTAGGAACTACTGAATGTTGCGATTGCTGACAAAGTATTTTGTGCTGTTCCGGTTGGCCCAACAGGAGCAATTTTGATTATAACACTTCCTCCGCCACCAAGTCCAGTTCCTCTACTTCCAGCCAACACAAAGTCTCTTCCCTGCGTATCGGATGTTCCGGCAACAACGCTTTGCATAGACATTGTTTGCGGAACAGCGGCCGCTGCATCAGCATTTCCGAACTGTAGATTTCCCGCTCCTGGACTTGTGATTACAGTGTCGGCGCTTGCATTTGCGTCAGCCAATCCTGTAATAAATCCATATCCATAATTTCCTCTTTGAATTACAAAACCTTTGCTATTAGAAATTCCGATGACTCCATTACTTGCTCCAGCGGAACAACCAATTATCAATAATCCGTTTAAATCTTGTCCACCGAGATATATTACAGCGTTTCCTCCGGCACTCGTTCTTTCAACTCTAAATATTCCTGTCGGGTCCGCTTTTGATGAAATTGCAGCTTCTGCCGAATATGAAGATGTTCCAAATACGCTTCCTGTTATTTGAGAGCCTGAAATTATTGAACCAGTAATTTGTGAACTATTAAACGAAGATGATAGTGCCACTAACCTACTTGAGAACGAAGCGCTCGATACAACTAAGGAAGATGATACCAATAATAAACTTCCTGAATCTGCTAATTCTTTTTCTGTGAAAGACGCGGAAGTTGTTTGGTAAGACGAGGAAAGTGATAATAGAGAGGCAGAGGTCGTTAGTAAACTTCCACTGTCTGTAAAGATTCTTGTGCTGAATGAAGCAGATGAAGCGACATAAGATGAAGACAGTGCCAACAAACTTCCAGAATCAGCCAGTTCTTTAGCTGTGAATGATGCAGAAGATGCCAAATAAGAAGCCGAAAGAGCTAATAAACTACCACTATCTTTAAACACCCTTGTGCTAAACGAAGCTGAAGAAACAACGTAAGATGAAGAAAGCGTCAACAAACTTCCAGAATCAGCCAACTCTTTTGAGGTAAATGAAGCAGATGTTGTTTGATACGAAGAAGACAGAGCCAACAAACTCGAACTATTCGTAGTAACGTTTGCGGTCAAACTACTGATGGTCGTTGTAAACGAAGCACTGTTGGTTGTATCGCTAGTGCTAAATGATGAAGAATATGTTTGGGCGTTTTGAGAGAATGATGCGGTTCCAAACAACGAACCTGTAAATTGTGAGCCGGAAATTATTGAACCCGTAATTTGTCCGGTTGAAATTGATGTTGGAGTTATTGCTCCTAACGTTATAGAAATCGCCGGGGCCGTTGTCGAATTAGCAACAGTTCCACTTACTCCAGCGTTTGTGGTTACGCTTACGCTTGTTACAGAGCCTGTGGTTGTTGTTCCTGATGTAGGAGCCCACGATGCCGATACTGAATTTTGTGCCCATGACGCAGTTCCAAACAATGAACCGGTTATTTGTGGACTGTTAACAACAGAAGCGGTTATTTGAACTGTGGACAATGAGGTATTCAACGCTCCAATTATATTGGAGAATGATGCCGATGCCACTACAAGATTGGTCAGTCCCGTTCCAGCTGATGCGCTTAGTGAATTAACAGTGGAATTGAAAGATGCACTATTCCCTGTTATTTGAACAGATAAAGAACTTGATAAAGGAGCTATTGAAGCACTAACAGATTGAACTGAGCCTGATACAATGACTAAGCTTGAACTTATTGGTATTAACGAAGAACTGTTTGTATTGACAGTTGATGTCAGTGTTACAATCGTTGTAGAAAAAGATGAACTGATGGTCGTATCAGTTGCGCTAAGCGACGATGAATAAGACTGTGCGTTTAAAGCAAAAGAAGAGGTAACTGAATTCTGTGACCAGGATGATGTTCCAAATAAAGAACTTGTTGGTGAAAGACCGGCACTTGGGGCCCACGACGCTGATATAGAATTTCTCGACCAAGAAGCTGTATCAATATAAGAAGCCGTTTGAGCCTGTAGGCTGTTTAAAGAAAGTCCAGCTATTACAGCGTAGGACGCAGTATCACTGACACTTGCTATTACCGAATATGAGGCACTTACAGCCAATTGTGCTTTGATAGCATAAGAGGCTGTTGAGACAGACATTGAGCTTGTCTGGGAACTAGCCAGAAGCGAACTTGATGGTGTATAACTGAACACCATGTTTCCAACTCCGTCCAAAACATAAGAATTAGAGCCAGTGTCTAATCTCTGTAGGATATTTTGGTAACTTTCAGAGACATGTTGGAGAGTTAAGTCTTTATCAGGAAAATTCATTTGGGACGGCTATATATATGAATTGAATCAGTGATTTGACACCGATTCATCCATCACTTGATTTTTTTAAGGAATTGACGAGAAATAGCTTCTCTTTTTCCAATCAATTCACCGTTAACCTTAAAGTATTCTCCCAAAAGCTCTTTTAATACTTCTTTCGTCAATGTCTTTTTTGTGATACCAACACGTTCACATATAGAAACTAATTCATCAGAAGGAGATTGCTTTTGATTTGAAATTTTAACAACGTGTTTTTCCTTCAATGGTTTCGTTTCTTTTGATAAATCCGTTTTTTCGATGGTTTGTGCAGGACCTTTTGCCACCACCACTTCAACCAATGGCTTTTTGTCTTCTTTCTTCTGTTCTTGAACTACAACTTTCATGGATGTGTGTTCTTCAACTATGAAATCGGATTCCCAAGGTTTAAAATAAACATCTTCCACAATAATTTCAAGATGCATTTTTCCTGTTGTATTTTCTTCCATGATTCCCTTCAATTTTTTGATTGGGATTATGCACTTATCACCTTCAATGGTTCCTTTGAAAACTAAGTTGAGCCCCTCAGATTCTACAATCAAACGAGCAATTGAATTTTTCAACGAGGCGTTCTTAACTGAAACATCAGCTGAGAAATTTTCGTTTTTGTCTGTGTATAAAGTGTAGGACATGGGCTTATGTGGTTACGCTGAGCTTTGCTTCTGTGAGTCGATTGATTTCAAATTTTATTTTCTTAACATTGAAGAAAATATTATTTTCTTCTCTGGTTTCTTTTTTTTGGGAAAAATGTTCGGTTCCAACAATGCAAATCAGTTCAATAGTCTTTTTCTTTTTTACTTTTCTCAATTGAACTGGCTCAACTGATGGAATAACTTCGGGAATATTTCCCATTGCCAAGTTCCAACCATCTTCTGTAGAAGGAACTGATGGGGTTGGTGGAATCGGTTGTTGAGTTCCCCAGGTGTCTTGAAAACAAACCCAAGTTTCGCTGATTTGGCTCCATATGTCGGAGTTGGTTGCTCTTTTGCCGACCTCGCTCCATGTGGCCTTAACAGAAGACCACGTATCGCTAAAATTACTCCATGTGAGGTTGCATGACATATTGACTATAAATATAGGTTTTTTCCTCAATTAAACCTTGGGAGACAGATTTATTTGGCGATGGGCACAAAAAAAGAGCGGAGAAAAAATCTCCGCTCCTTTCAAGGGGTCGCTACTTAGACTTCACGGTAAGTAAGCCTTTGGCGAGTCTGGTCTTTGACCGTAATCACCACAAGGCCTATTACGGCGAACCAAGCAACAGCCATTGCTAATGTATCAGCTATCATTTGTTTTCTTATGGTTAAGGCGTCCACCTTTTTCAAGGCTTCCGCAGTTTATATTAAAGTGTATCATTCGATTGTGTCTCTTAAATACACCGTAAAGTTGTAAAAGTTGCTAGTAAAATACTAACTACTTGATGTTACGCTACTTACGTAGGAAATATCATTCCTTTTTAACGGGCATCATACGTAGGACCAGGCGGACAGTCCTTTTCCATCTGAATCTTGAAGCAATGAACCAAGGCGTCCAAATTAGACAGGTCTAGGACGCGAATTGCATGTTCAATATCTTTGTAACTTACTAAGGAATAGTAAGAACCGAAATCACCGTCATCGACGTAGATTTGCACAAGTTCCTTCTGTTCATTGATTTGAATCCGTCCACCAAGTATAGTGCCGGCCTCTTCAATATCGAGTGAGTCTAAGGTTATCATTTGACCGCTACGCTACTCAATTCTATAAAATTAGTCAACAAAAAAGACGACTCTTTTGGAATCGTCTTTTAAGGCAATGGAGGGCCAACTATACGTTACGAAATCGTAACTATAATTGTAAAAATTGTATATATTACCTCGGACCGGGAGGAGAATTGAGTCTCATAGCCTCTTTTACACAATATAATAAGGCTCCGAAATCGTCAGTTTTTCTATCAACCATCGCTTTTTTAACTTGGTCGTAGGTGACGGTTGCCAAGTAACTTCCAAAGTCACCATCTTCATACCGTAGATTGAATCTGCTACGTTCTTTGTCGTCGGCTATATCAATGTGAAGCTGTGTTGAGATTGTTACTATGTGGGTTGGATTTAACATTCCACCATCCTACAGGAGTTAATAATACTGTCAATCTCAATAATTTCGTTCAAATCCTATGGTTTGAACCTATTTAATTTACAAGATAACTAACAAGCTAAATAACAAAATTTACGTTGGAAAGCATAAGACCGTTGATATCAACGACGACTATTTTGGTTCAGGTTTACTATTGAGTAGAGCGATTGAAAAACATGGAAAAGAAAACTTCACAAAAGAAATTCTCTTTGAGTGCAAATCAGAAAAAGAAATGAATCAAAAAGAGGCCGATATTGTTAATGAAGATTTTGTTGCTCGGGACGATACTTACAATTTAGTATTAGGAGGAACCGGTGGATGGAACTGTGTTATGGAAAACAAGTTATTTCTAACGGACAAGTTTTATCTATCTTCTGCGTCAAATTGGGAAATTGGAAGAAAAAATTAGAGGAATTTATGTTAGACAAAGAATTTCGAGAAAAGTTTTCAAAGAAAATTTCAAATGGACTAAAAAAATTGTATGAGGGTTCTATTCATCCGTGGATAGGAAGAACTCACAATACATCTTCGAAAAAGAAAATGAGTGAGGCCAAGAAAGGAAAATACAACGGAAACAAAAATCCGTCGTTCGGAACAATTTGGATAAATAATGGTTCTCAATCTATGAAAATCAAAAAGACAGAACAAATTCCTCAAGGCTACAAAAAAGGTCGGCTCACTAAAATGTTATCTTAATGAGCCGGGGTGCAGGTCCGGCGTCTGAATCCGTTGTTCTTGGTTATGAGCCAAACGAGTTACCACATACTCTACCCTGCAAAATAAAATGGAGCGGCGTTCTTGGAACGACCAGAACCTTCGACCTGGAAGGCCGACGTGCGAACAATACACCAACACCGCATAATTTGTGGACATGTTTATTACCTTTTACGGCGTATTCAATGACCACAATCAAAAATCGATTTAACCTTTTACGTAAGGGGTTGTCTTCTCACCTAATGTTTTGGAGCTATTGAGACTCCGAACTTGGCGCTCCCTAAACTACTCGCCAGAGCAACTTTCAATAATCCTACTGGCTTTCGCGGTGAGTTGAACTAAACCGACTTTCAAACTTTTAAAGAACTGTCTATAACTATGTCACAATGATACGAATTGTCAACATATAATTAGTTTTAGAATTGGGGAATTTTTGTGATATCGGGAGTCCACTCCGACACTTATTCTTCGCCAGCCGTTCCACGCACAGTGGACAACCAGACTTGAAGACTTCGCTGAATCACAAATGGCGGAAGACTGAGTATTCGAAACTCAACGGCTTTTAAACCGTCAGCCGACTTTCCAGGTCGGTGTTGCCCCCTGGCAACTTTACTCTCCAAATTGGCGGAAATGATTGGATTTACCAACATGCGCACCAAACGTCTTTGGTGTTTAAACAGTATTCTCTTTGGATATTCCTGTCACATCCACATCAACCGGATATAGCCTGACTCTTGCGAATCGTTGCTCACATTTCCATATGGCGGAAGGTAGAGGTCCTGACCCTCAACGCTTTTAAGTTCGTCCAACAGTTTTCGAAACTGTGTCAATGCCCTGATTGATTTATCTTCCATGTTCTATCTCTAAAATTTTCAAAGGATTTGGATAGTTGACTTCGTTTAAGTCAGACTTCTCTCCATATCCATCTATTCCGTTCATTTGTGCTAAATCTTTGATTCCTTGTAGGTGTAAGTGTGTAAACCACCCACCATTCTCATGTGGAGAGGCTAAAACACCAACAGGCGACCCTTTAAGATACTTCTGTCCAATAACAAGCTTTTCAGCTTTCAAATGAGCAAAAATTACAAGGCCATTTTCGGTTTCAACAAGGACTCTATCTCCCCAACCTCCGTTTTGGTCTGTATCATGAAATATCTCTTTAACAATGAAATTCAAAGGACAATAAATTGATTTACCGGGCTTCAAGAAATTAACATCAACTCCGAGATGAATCGATTTCTTTGGGTTAAGATAACTTCCTCTCCAAAGGAAAGAGCGGTCTTCCATGTAGCCGCCATAACTGAAATCTATTCTATTTAGGAACGATAGTTTGGCTAGCCACTCTTCACACCTATATGGATTGAGCAGTGGGTTTGGTTCAATGTTCTTGAACTCGACTCTTGCACATTCATTTAAATCCAATTCTCCACATTCAACATGTGTGTCGTAATGTAACAATCCATTCATCGTGATATAATTCATCACTTATTAAGTATTGTCAATCACTAAAATGGTAGGCCTGGAGGGAATCGAACCCCCATCCAAACGTTCGAAGCGTCTGTTTCTAATCCGTTGAATTACAAGCCCACTAAAAGTTTTCTCAAATAATACATAACATACAGAAGATGGCAGTTGCTTAGGCTGATTTAGTTCTGCTACCATGTATCTTTTCAGGGAGTCCCTCAATCCATAAGCGGTGGATAATATAGCTCCAAGAGGCGCGGTCTAGTTGGCCGTGTTTGAGAAAAGGGCCCTCGCCCACGGGGACGGAGGGGGCCTAGCCGCGGGTGTGTATGTCCGAGTCTAGGGGATGATTGGTGGGAAACCTCGGGCTCGAACCGAGAACCTTCGCTGTGTAAAAGCGCTGCGCTAACCATTGCGCCAGTCTCCCAAATGCCGTTAGGCCAAAATTTTTCTTAGTTTCATACATTCAATACCATGATAGGATTTTTTCTCACCTGTGGGTTTAAAACCTTCCTTAACAAGATTAGCGTATGAATAAACGTTCTTCAATCCAACCCAAACATTGACCCTCGAAGCGTTCTTGGCTTCTTTCTTTACATGTTCAATTCTCTGTTTGATTAAAAGTCTTTGTAGTCCATTTCCTCTGTGCTTTTTCGTGACCACACAGAGTCTCAGTCCCCAAAATCCGTGATAACAGGTGATTCCACCAAATCCGACGATTTCATCATTGAACTTAGCAACAAATATACGATGTAAAGACTTTTTAATCTCAGCCGCAGATAAGTGAGTGTATTCACTTTCGTTTGCTATTTTCTCAAGTGTAGGAAGAACTTCTTCCCATTTGCTTTTTTCTAATTTTTCAATGATGTATTTCATAAATTGGTAGCGAGGGTGGGAGTCGAACCCACATTCCTTTCGGAGACTGATTTTGAGTCAGTTGTGTCTGCCATTCCACCACCCCGCCATAATTACTGTTTAAATTCCTTATTCCAGCGACTCAACATTTCAGTTGTAGCATCAGAAGCTTTCTTCTGAGTCCATTTGTCAACTTCTTTGTCGATTAGTTCTTTAGGATACATTCTACCACGCTGCTTCGCAGTATAGTGTTGGAATTTTCCTTTGACTACTGGTAATTTGTTTTCTTCTGTCATAAATTGGTGCTGTCTTTCTCGCCGTCACCGGTCTGAGGAACGGCGTTTCAATGCCTGCTCAGTGTCGTATTCGGTTTACGCTAGTGGTAGCCAAGGTGGGATTCGGACCCACAAGGACATCGCATTCTAAGTGCGGCGGTTCTTCCAATTTCCCTTTCGTCCACTTGGCCATAAATTCTTAAAAAAGAGGCTTCTTTTTTTCTTCTTTGCCTTTTTTGATTTGTTCTTTTGTTGGTTTTGGAGCTTCTTTAGTTTTCCAAGCTAAATGTTGGTAAGCATATGCCAAATTGCAAATTGGGCAATCTTCCGAATCTTTTTCTCCATGTCTTGCTGGCTTTAAATCTTTTGTAACAGAGCCAAATCCAGCATTGCAACAATTGTTTCCACAACAAGGACAACGAACAAACATACATTGGCACAAACCACAATAGTCCCATGTGAACATGAAAACTCTTTTTTCTTTCCAGTCTTTGTGCCATCCATTTTTCTTAGAGCCAATTTCTTGCTCTCCACCTTTCATATAGGTTGGGTCAAAAATTTGCTTAAATGGTTTATATTTAAATTTTCGCATATAGCACATTGACTTCAATACTGATTTTAGTCAAGATATAAAATAGACCCACTTTTTATTAATGTTGGTGGGAATCATTATTATCATTACCGTCTGTTACGACAAGTAGTGTTAACAATAACAACACGATTGTCGCTTGTATCATAAAATTTTGAATCAGGCCCGTCTCAGTTGTGAACGCTCAAGAAGAGCGAACCTTTAACCTGTGGTCAGACTGAATCGCGTTTTTCAGCCCAAATATACGAATCTACACGTAAGCTGGTTCGGTCTAATTCAAATGGTGGGAAGTCAGCGAATCGAACGCTGTTATTTCGCTCTTCAGGCGAACGCTGAAATGACCACACTAGCTCACTTCCCAATATCACGCCACATTGTTTCCAACGTGTTCAAGCATTCATTCACTGTTTTCCAGTCGATGTTGCTCTTTAAATTGTTTATTACCCAATTCTTTTGGCTTTTCGAACCAATTGGATAAACCCATCTCTTCTTTCCAGCAGATTCCCCTTGATAAACTGCGTTGGTTGCCTTGTAGATGGCTCCCGTGTGATGGCTTGAATCTGAATATGTTAAAATCACTTTTATTTCTGGAAATTTTGTTCCCACATAATCATTACACTTGGATATTGAATACCAGCTAAATTTTTCTTGGAATCCTTTGGAAGAATAGCTTCATCATCAACCAAGAACAATCTTTTCAATTCAAGAATGTCTCTATTGGAAACTTCAACACCATTTTTGAAAATTGCCTTGTAAGCCGTGAAGGCTATTGGAGAACCATAAATAACAGTTCCTACCATCACACCATTATAGAAGATACCCATGTAAATCTTTGCCGCACTTGGGTAATCTCCAAGATAATGCTTCGTAACAAAGTCTTTCACAGAGTTTCTATCAACTTCCTTGAAAGAAACAGCCTGGGGTCTAAAAACTCATTAATCATGAGTATAAATATAACGAAATCGTATATAAAATGGTAGCCGTGGTGGGATTCGAACCCACAGAGGATAAGACGTTTTAAGTGTCTCGGTTGTAGCCAATTTCCCTAATCCACACGGCCAAAAATTATATTCTTCTTTTCTTCCATCCAGTTTCGATAGAAAGGGTTTTTGAAACTATTTTAAGTGGTGGGCATAAGAAGATTCGAACTTCCAAGGACTACGCATTTTGAATACGTCGCTTCTACCAATTTCGCTCTCGTCCACATGCCCAAAAATCAAAGATGTTCCAATTTGGATTGAACTTTCTTAATGTCCATCTTATGAAGCTTGAAAAATGCTATCATCGAAGCTGGAGCCAAAAATGTCATGTATTGGTCAGGAACAATTGATGTCAACTGAACCAATGCGTTCTTTAGAGCTTCATTCTGAATGAAGTTCGGTAAATTTTTGAGAAGAATGATTAGAACCATCAACACAATCGGCCAAATTCCTTTGGACATTAATGGATTGTAGCTCTTCACAATGGAACTGAATCTAGCATTGTGTATCTTCATCAATTTAACTGGAATTGATGGGTGTAAAATCAAAATTTGCTTGAATACTTCTTGATTGAAAATTGCGACCTTCATTGGAGTTATCGAAACGATAGAAGCACTTCTTGGTGTTCCTGACAATAGCGACCCTTCTCCAATCAAATCATGAGGCTTGAGGATAATCTTGGCCGGTTTTCCAGCTTTCAATACTTGAGCCTTTCCCTCTAAAACGAGATACATTGAGTCTCCGGTGTCTCCTTCAACAATGAAGGTGACGCCAGTGGAATATTCTTTGATTTCACACAATGCCGCAACCTTTTTTAAGGTGGGATGTGGAACGTCTGAGAAAAGAAATCCTTTACTCAATTCGTCTGGAGTAGTGGTCAATTTTGGCATATGACATAAGTATAATATATGCTATTGTAACTTCAATCCATTTTAAAAAATTGGTGAGAACGCTGGAATCGAACCAGTTTTTCAGCACGTTTCAAGACTTACAATGAGTTTCTTCAAGCCTGTTCGAATTATGAGTCCGAGGATTTCGAAGCGTTTCAAATTGCTATCGCTGATGTATTACCAACCTACTCCATTCTCAAATTGGTGCGGATAGAGGGACTCGAACCCCCAAGCCTTTCGGCACATGCACCTCAAGCATGCGTGTCTACCAATTCCACCATATCCGCAAAGAGAAACCGTTAGGCTTCCCAGTTAAACCTCATATCACCATAGCTTGATGGACAGTAGCAATACTCGTCTCCATGCCCGCCATGACAACCGATGTAATCGTGGTCATACTTAACCTTGGAAAAATCAGTGACTCCTTGTTCAAGCAATTGCTTCAACACATCTGCCAAAGTCTGTCCTTCGGTCAAGTAAATTGCTCCACGCTTAATTTCCTTGATGTTTTTCTTTTTCATAGTTGTTTGTCTCCTTCTCTTACAATATTAGAGCGAGCATTCAACTAATCAAATTCTTCTACAGTTGGAGCGTGTTTTTTAAATTTACGTCTCCTTCCGTTTATATGTCCACACACTTCACATTTAACTCCTGGAACTACCCAGTTTCCATCGCAGCCGTGACAGTATCCTCTACTACGTTTTGGTATCTGTGATTTTCTACGATTGATATGTGATGTTTTCATAAATGGAGCTCCTAATTGGAATCGAACCAATTTCCCCATCATTACCAATGACGAATTCACCCATATGAACTTTAGGAGCAAAAATTTTGTAATAATGATAATCCCCTTCACCAAATTTCTCTGGTTGAGGCCAAGACACACCTGTTATCATCCCTCTTGGTCGTTAACTGCAAATCGAACTAGTATAATCCACAGTTCTATTACAAATGGTGCAAAGGACTGGATTCGAACCAGCGAAGCCTTACGGCGAAAGCTTATGAAACTCCCTGTTTTAGCCACTTACCTACCCTTGCGTTAAATTAATCAGAGAAGCTATAGCCGATGTTCTGTCCAGAACCGAAGTCCCTGACCTTACATTTCTCTATGAGACGTAAATTTTGCCTCATTCCAAGCTTTTCGCCGGGATGCCCCTACCTTAGTATGCAAACGAGCGACTCACGCTCTCTACAATTTTTGGGTTACTGCGGATGATGTGGTATTAACGAACCGCTTGTGTCCGAGAACCATAGACCCTCCTGATTTGGACTCAGGCACTATGGCGGTTGGATGATACAGCATTGTTCTCCCAGCTACGAGTCGAGCAGCATCGAACTTCCTCTATGGTTTTCTTTCCCACAGCGTAAGGTCGCTTACTCTGAAAATGGTAGGCGTAGCTGGACTTGAACCAGCACTCGGCACCTATCAGGTGCGCCAGGTTTATAAAACCTGCGGTGCTACATTACACAATACGCCCACAAATGGCTGGGATAGAAGGAATCGAACCTCCACTAAAGCTTTCAGAGAGCCCTGCGCTACCACTACGCCATATCCCAATAAATTCAATGTGGCTGCCCCCCAGCGAATCGAACGCTGATAAACCGAGTCAAAGTCGGCGATAATAACCGTTATATGAGAGAGCAATGTTTCTTAATCTTCGGAACAACGATATGGTGTTCACGGCAAATTTCTTTTAAACGATTTGCACTTACACCATACAATTTTCCCAATTTTCGTAGAGAAGTTTTTGTTACTTCGTCGGAAAGTTTTTTGAGGGAGTCGTCGTTCCATTTAATTTTTTGATTCCGTTTTTGTAGAGGAATGTTGACAACAAGTAACCCACAGATTTTTCTCAACTGGTGTTGGGTTATTCCGTGTTTTTTCTTAATGTCACTACAAGTTAACGTTAAACAATCTTGTCTAAATTCATCGGAGTCAAACCTATCTATGTAGACTTTGTTCAACTTTAGATTAGAAGACTTCCCAGCGTATGTCGCTGTTTGTGAATGGCAATTTGGACACAAAAAACACAAATTTTCTATACGATTGTCTCTGTGGTTTCCGTTTTTATGTTCTAGCTGTAAAACTATAAGCTTGTTTCTCCATTCCGTTGTCAGTCCACATTCACATTTATACGGAACCAAATTAAACCTCAATATTAAGTTCTTTACTGTATTTGTGTTGGTATTACTATTCTCAACAAATACACTCTTACTCGCTTCATACAACGACCATTGACGATGTGTAAACTTTTTTCCCTTGTTTGATTTCAAATGCTCGGAATTTATTTTTAAAAATTCAATTCTTCTTTTAAGCGTCTTGTTATTAGCTCCCCTCGGTGGGAGGCCACATTTAATCAATACATCGGAATAAGATTTAGATTCCAGAACTATCTTTGTAAATTCTATATCACTTGTTTCGTAAATTCTACTGGTTTTCATACGCTTATAAGTATGTAACGGAAGAACCAAAACGTAAATTATTTTACGCTTCCATTACACAATCGGGGAGCGTATCAATTCAATTCTCTTGGGTCAATTGGCTGGCCTGGTCGTTTGTCTCCAAACAACTTGCAAAATGTGAAGTAAGCCTTCACTGCAACTGGCCACCAGAACCATGTAACTACTTGAGTATTCTCAACAATAAGTTTACGGTCTGTATCAAACCCTCTAACAAAAATTGGACCACCATTTGGGTTCTTACAGTTGATGAACTTAAATCTTCTGGTTGGTGGGCGACCTGTGTGAATAGCGTAGTCTCCCATGAGAACATCGTTGATTTCACAATTTTCAAAAGTAACATCACGAACACCAGCTTTCATGCCAATGTCACAAGTTTTGTTCATTGTAAATCCCTTGGTCTTCTTTCTAGTTCCATCATTCAAAAACTTACAGTCTTTGAAATAAATGTCTCCTCCACGAACCATATCGAAGGCTCGTTCTGCACCATTCTTGAATATGCAATTTTCAAAACGAAGATTGAATTTGAAGGAGGCTTTGAATCCCCATTCACCTGTCTTACCGTCAAATGTGCAGTTGGTATAAAGTGTATCGTCTGATACAGCTCCGTATGCTAAGGAATCCTTACCGAAGGTCTGTGGTTGGTCAAAAATTTGTCCGTCAATAGTTGTTGTAAAGCTCATAACCATAATTATGAGTTATAACAAGTAAAATGGAGCCCTCTGCTGGATTCGAACCAGCCTTTCAAGTTTACGAAACTTGCACATTCGCCATATATGTTTAGAGGGCGTAAATTGGTGGTTCCGATGGGACTCGAACCCATAACCTGTCGCTTAAGAGGCGAAAGCTCTACCATTGAGCTACAAAACCATATTTTGAACAAGAGGCATCAGACTTGCGCTATGGACTTATTTACTGAAATTGTGCATTATTCAAATTGGTGGACTAGTCGGTTATCACCCGAACACGCGATTTAGCTGGATTGCATTACTGGTTAATCGCCATCGTAGCCCGTAAATAGTGGACGTTCGGGACTCGAACCCGTATCTCTCTCCTCATCTGTCTTCACATCGGAAAGCGTGTTGCCATATCTTGGCGGAAGTTGCCTCTACACCAGACGCCCATAAATTAGTGACAAATCAGGCAGAATCGAACTGCCGCCCTATTTGATTCTGCACCAGCAGAAATAGCGGAATCGAACCGCCCGAATCCTCATCGAGAGGATGTGCTACCATTACACCATGTTTTGTCAAAGTGGTGCGTTCGGAAGGAATCGAACCTTCGCCTGCTTACGCTGGTTACGCGTCGCCCTTCCAACATGGGCCTTGATACAAGTGCTTACCGCCTTCGAAGAGCAGAGTCACGTTCAACCATTTCCGCCACAAACGCAAATTGGTGAGTTACAGGAGGATTTGGCACCTCCACGAAGTTATTCCGCCGCTAACGGCAATGCTATTACCTTCGACCCCTTAAAGGCTGCGTCTTCTTCCGCCATACACTCATAAATTAGCTCCGAAATTTTTATCATCATGCGTCGGATTTACAGACATTACAGCCTGAGCGCTCTCTAAAATGGTGGACCATAGGGGGTTCGAACCCCTGACCTCTTCACTGCCAGCGAAACGCTCTACCAACTGAGCTAACAGCCCACAAAATGATTTGGTGTTCGTGGTCGAATTCGAATCGACAATACAACCTTCGGAGGGTCGTGTGATATCCATTTCACTACACAAACAAAAGAGACGCTTCCGTTGTGCCGAAGCGTTAGCCATCTATTCCATAAGGTATAGAAGTTTCCGGGGATTTTTACGACGGTTTCCTCCTTGTCGGTTAATCGTGAACTCCATGTTCACAACTAATTGGTGGTCACACTGGGACTCGAACCCAGAACTTCGCCTTCGCGGGACGGTATGATAATCCATTTCACTATGCAACCAAAATGGCGGAAAGGGTGGGAATCGAACCCACGAACCCGTTTAAGGATTAGAAATTTTCAAGATTTCCGCAATAGACCGCTCTGCCACCTTTCCATCTTCATATAACCTAACAAAATCTTTTCCATACTTTGTTTCCGTGTATTCTATATATGGTTTTATCTCATTCCCGGAACGCTTTCAGCTGCCGCCTACTAACGGACTCATCCCCTGTGTATAGAGGACAATGATGTGCTCCGACCTTTTTTGATGTATAGCTGCCACAGACAGCGATAAATAATGGCGGAAAATGAGGGATTCGAACCCCCGGAGCCTTTCGACTCGGTTCTTTAGCAAAGAACTGCCATAAACCACTCGACCAATTTTCCGTAAATTAATTCGTAGTCAAGTTGCCCCACAACTACCCACCTTTAGCGCTTCAGAATAGGTTAAGTCTGAATCTGCGCCAAACTACTGAACCAGCAGCAACGCTGGACTTCGTTTAACACCCGCAAAGGGTGCCGGCCTCATTTGTCACTACGAAATAGTTTTGCCTTGCGATTGACCACTTATATGAAGCGTCCTTCAAAGGATACCAATGCACCGGAAAAGTGGCGGAAGATTGAGTATTCGAAACTCACCCGACTTTCATCGAGCAATCTGTTTAGCAAACAGTTCCAGCACCCTGACTGGTTAATCTTCCATAAATGGTGGTCAAAATAGGAGTCGAACCTAAAGGATTTCTCTTATACAAAGATTTCCGCCACTTGACCAAAATGGTGGCCCGAGTGGGATTTGAACCCACAACCGTTCGACTATCAATCGAGTGCTCTAACATTGAGCTATCAGGCCGTAAATTATTTGGTGGACTAGGTGGGAATCGAACCCACGTTTTCCGCTAGCGGAAGGACATTCCCACATCCCGTAATGGTGGAATGTATCGGAATCGAACCGATTATTTCTCCATAGACTAGCCCACAAATGGAGCCGATGATGGGAGTCTAACCTAGCAGATGAATTAGCTAACTTTGTCCAACTAATCAACATGTATTTTCATTGGGAGCTACCATTCCTTTCTACGACATTTTCTTCAACTTAGAAAGTTGATGCTCTATCCTTGAGCTACACCGGCATAAATTATTTGGTCTGACTTGAGGGAAACACCAGACAGCACCCGATTTTTTCAACTCTCCTATTGTAGTGGCAAAAATTGGTGGACCCAGAGGGAATCGAACCCTCACTTAATCGTTGCGAACGATATGTGCTACCATTATCACTATGAGCCCGAACCTGAGATTCATCACCGTTAACCGGCGCTAGGAATTGCCTCAGGCATGTTATCATCCGAAGGCCATCACTAAATTTTCATTAGGAGAGGACGTTTTTCGGAGAGTGGCGGAAGACTGAGTATTCGAAACTCAAGCGGGTTTAACACCGCTCTCACGACTTTCCAAGTCGGTCTAGAACCTATCTAGTTAATCTTCCAAAAGTGGCGGGATGTAAGAGGTTTGAACTCTCGACCTTCGCAGTGACAGTGCGACGCTCTAAACCAACTGAGCTAACACCCCAAAATAGTTTAACGTTCCGAAGTTTTAGTTCAGACGGCGTGATTTCTACACGCTTGATACAGCTCCGTTAATTGTCTGTATGGAAAGGAGTCCGTTGAGGGAATCGAACCCACATAACTGCCTTTTGCAGAGGCTGCCATAACCATTCTGGCCCACACGGACGAAATTATTTATCTACGTAGTTCATTTTGAACTCGTATTTCTTTTCAATCTTGGTTTCAGTCTTATCTGATTTGATTGATTCGATTTTATTTGATTGAATCATATCAACTCCTCCTTGAACACCAGTATAAATTCCAACTAAAAATAAAATTGCGGTCATCATTTGTAGAACCACTTGAGTTTCTACTGTTTTGAAAGCCGCCAACATGAAGATGACATTTAAATTCAATAGAGCTACCCCAATGACCAATGCTTTCTTACTATGACGAAGTTTTTGTCCGTGAGAAGGTGTCATTTTACATCCTCCACATATTGAGGGACTGGAAATTCCTTACTCTTCTCAACAGGAACCGTTTGGCATCCAACGGAGAACAATAAAGTCAAAAATAATAGTGTGTATAGTATCTTTTTCATATTAGAATCTAATCATCCAACAGCTCAATTTTTCTGAGCTTGAAAGTTTTGTTTCTTGTCCGTTTTGAGGTTCGATTGTCATTAATCCTTTTTCGGTCACTGCCATATTGATAGCATGACCACTTTTCATGGACTCATTGTAATAGAAAAGTTCGCCTATAGCAATTCCTTCTTCTTTTCTTCCACTCTTAACGTGACACATTTGAGAAAAAACATAATAAGTTGATGCAAAGTTATCACAATCCCATTTAGCTCTCCACTCACTTAGTTGATGTTCTTTCAACCAACCTTGATAAAATTCATAAAACTGACCTGTCAAATAACTCGTCGTAGGTCTAGCATAAGAACCATCACTGATAAACAGTTTTGCGTTCTTAAAGCCGGCCTCAATTATGAGTTTTTGAATGTCGTCTGTATTCATTTGTTATAAATATAATACATACGAACGAAAATGGTGCACAGTGAGGGACTCGAACCCCCGATGAACAGTATGTAACACTGCCGATTTAGCCGCTAATCTAACTATGCGTAACTCCCCTTGTGAAAGACAAAGGGAGGTTGGTTTCTAACTTGTATTCGTTAAGCCTTGTCGGTTACATAAACCGGAAGGACAACCTTGACTGAGACAGCCTTTCCGTCACGAATTGCTGGAGTAAATCTCCACTGAGCAATCGCTTCGGACAGAACTGCCACGAGCTTTGGGTCAGCCTTAGAATCGGTCTTGAGACTTTCTACTAAGCCTGACGAATTTACCACGAACTCAAATGTCAATTTCGTATTTGCGAATTCGCTGTCAACAATTGGTGAAACTACTTTCACAACGGTTGGAACGGTTTCGCTTTTAGAAGCGAGTTTGATATAAGCCTCTTCACCAGTTGAAGCGTAAGCTGCAACAGCGGTGAGTAGACCAATGACTAGGATTTTTACTATTTTCATATGTTAGTTTCTGATTTATGGTTAATTCCATGTCTTTTGAACATGAACACATTCCTAATCATCGAGCCTCATAACTAACAAAATGGCCGGGCCAGAGGGATTCACACCCCCATCTTCACCGTAAATGGTGGAGTTCTAAATGTTAAACTACAGCCCGAAAATGGTCAGTATGATAGGACTCGAACCTACATGTTCTCCTGTCCGAGAGGAGTCGCCAGCCTTTGGCACCACATACTGATAAACTAAGAAATAGGCTTTCGCTGTGGTTATCGACTTCCACTTCTGAGGCTTCAAATGCGATGTGCGGGTTGCCTCCGTGTTACCAAGTAAGTCTACTTCCCCTATCCTTTATGATATTATGTCGTGTTCAACTCTTGTTGTCTGTTCGGCCCTGTCTTTCGACTCCCCGACTCACGGTTTTTATGGTTGCCCATCGCATTGTTACGCGAAGAACCTACTAACGACCTTTACATATATTCTCAGTTACCTTGACTTACCATCATACACTAAACGAAATGGGTGTAAGTAGAGGTCGTTAACTCTCTTGGTGAGGGGAATGACCCGTTCACAACACTTGTCAACTTACAAATTGTCAGAGACTTTTAAGTAATTAGGAGAGTCACTGTATCAACTCCAGTTCTTGTTTTTAATCGCACTGAACCACGGCGCCTTATGGCTGCCTCGGCACGGTTCGAACGTGCGACCCGAAAATTAACAGTTTTCTGCTCTACCAACTGAGCTACGAGGCAATACTTAAACTCTTTCTTTGATAAATTGGAGGGAAGGGGTGGATTTGAACCACCGAATCTTTCGATTAACAATCGAGCGCTTTAACCGCTTAGCTACCGACCCACGAAAATTTATGCAACGTGTATTGTTCTGCGCCAGTGTTAAGGTGCACCTGACCTGGTCGGAGACGTTTTACATTTTGCGGGAAAAACCGCTGCTACAGTCCTGTCGAACTGGGTCGTCACAAAGGTCAGCCGCTAAGCCAACCAAATTAAATTGGTAGAAACGATGGGAATCTCACCCTAGCCATGTTGTTGTCCGTATCAGACTTTAGTGCACTTATTTTCTGACGTAATCAACTCATTTGCGACATATCGGCAGCGTAAGATGCTGCTGTTCTTTACTTAAACTACATTTCTATAAAGTGGGCCAGATTTGTGTCGTCTTTCAGACAGGCTTGGCTGGCGGAGCCTCTCTTAGTGGTGGAACAGGTGGGACTCGAACCCACAACCTTGTCTTTAGGAAAGACCTGCGCTGTCCAGTTGCGCCACAATTCCATAAACTGGCAGGAGAGGAGCGACTCGAACGCTCAATGTCTTACGACGGCAGTTTTGGAGACTGCTGCAATACCAATTATGCGACTCACCTATAAAATTATACTCTTCCTTTTCTGAATCCTCTTGGGAGCGAATCGGTTTTTAGAACTAACTTGCTAACAAGTCCGTTGGTAATCCAATGTTTTCCAAACGACGGATTTTTCTTACCGTCAAACATTCCTTGTTTTGCATCGCTCATTTTCTTTTTTGTTTCTTCTGAATGTTCTTTTCCTTGGAATGGATTTCCGTTTATAGACTGATATAACAGACTTCTATTTGATAGTTTTTGAGTAAATTCTATTCTAAATTGTTCGTCGGTTTTATATTTATCCCACAATTTATTCGCCGCTGCCTTACCCATTTTTGTGTAGTGTTCTTTGGAACGATTTACTTTGTTTCCATTTTTTCCAGTTGAATTGATGTAATCATACCCACCATTTCCTCCTAATTTGATGTTGTATGTGTCATCTCTGGCAATAAATTCTTCATCAACTATGTCGGTTTCTTTTTGGTTCATTTCTTCTTCCGTATTACACTCAAAAAGCAACTCTTTGACAAAGTGTTCTTTTCCATGTTTCTCTACTGCCCGACCAAGCAAAACTCCAGAGCCAAAATACTCATCGTCTTTGTTTTCAGTTTTGTGTTTTCCGACGTAAATTTTATTGTTCAGTTTATTGGTAATTTTGTAAATCAAGTAGTGCATACCAATAAGTATTAGTTCAATACTTCAAATCGAACCAACTTGGACTTATTATAATGGGGTGATTAACGGGATTTGAACCCGCACGGATTTCTCCGCTAGATTCACAGTCTAGCGCGTCTAGCCAATTTCGCCATAACCACCATAAATGGTCGGCCCGGTCAGATTTGAACTGACATTATTCTTCGCCCCAAACGAAGCGCCATGACCAGATTAGGCGACGGACCGATAAACTGTTCTAACACTACATACATATCATGAAGTGTCAATAAAATTGCGACGTGATAAGGTATTTCGTCACCACCAAGGGGCCACCCTCATTTCACCTTGTCAGGAATGGTAATCAAAGTTGTTCTTTGAGTTTCGTAAATCTTTTATAATTTCCGCCTTTTGGCGTTAATCCCACTTTGATGAGAGCCTGTCTTATTGACGACGAATTTTTTAGAGCTTCAATCGCTTCATTGTCAGTAACTCTTTTACAAGAACGTTTATTTCGACCTCTCCAAGTCGGAGTAATGCTATGACAGTTTGGACAAATTGCTATGTAATTTTCTCTCGTGTAGTTGTCGTGATTTCCGTCAACGTGGTCAAGTTCTAAAGCCAATCTGTGACCCAGCCACTCAGTCAATTTACACTTTCCACATGCTCCACCTTGTTCTTCTATACATCTATCTCTCTTCTTCCACAAAGTCAGAGAATCAAAGTCAGCTGACAATAACTTTTGTTTCCAAGTATCTTTTACTTTTTCTATTCTCTTGGTTTCGGTTTTTTGTCTTGACGATGCTATCTTTGTTTTGTATTCCAAATATTTCTTTGGGTCAGATTTTAGATTATCTAGCCAAGTATAATAACCACTTCTTATTTTATCTTTTGTTTCTTGAGTGTGCATGTTAAACTATCATTTTCAGTTTCATATAAATATATGACAGTTAGATGAAAACACAAGAAAATATGGTGGTGTCGGTGGGACTCGAACCCACGATGTTTGTATTTCGGCTTAAAAGGCCGAACCAATCGCCGCTATGGGGACGACACCATATAAAATGGGCTCGTATCGCAGAGCACCGATGCCGTCATCAGTAAGCGTCCGTCTTTCACGGAAGGAGAATCAGTTGGATTCTCCGGATTGGATTGTTCATTTGAACCCAACCTCAGTTGTAATTGGTGCTCCGGGAGCGACTCGAACCCCCGTTGGTTATTACACATCGGCTTAAAAGGCTAAACTATTCGCCGCTATAGGAACCGAAGCAAAATCTAAAATGGTGGACCTGAAGGGAATCGAACCCTTACCTGTTGAATGCAAATCAACTGTGCTGCCATTATCACTACAAGCCCAAATATTTTTTATCCCATTCTTCAATCTTATAAAAGAAACAAACTTCTCAGCCATCTTGGCGGTAAGTGTGAAATTTGAGAATATTCTAAAAACGCATCCGCTTTAAACTTTCACCATCAAGACCCAAAAGAAAAAGAATATAAATTGGATATTCGTAGTTGTTCTAATTTATCTTGGAAAACTCTACTATCAGAAGTTTCAAAATGTAGATTACTTTGTGCAAATTGTCATATAGAAATTCATCATCCAAACGGATATGAATCTTAAAAAATGTTTTGTCCTTCGACGTTATCCGACTTCATCGGAGCAGATATTTTCAAGTTACTGCGAGTTTTAAACCTTCTTGAATAAGGCGCTAACGGTTACTGAACAAATTGAAAAATTGGGATTATTTTGGTCGGCCCACGAAGGAATATTACTCTTCGCTTGTTGCCTGATTGTTTTCCCGAAGAATCGCACGTGTTGGACTCCTTTCGGGCGTCTGGCGATTACTATTTGGTGGTTGTGGTGGGACTCGAACCCACCTGAGCTTGCATGTCG